TCTATAGTAATAGTTAATTATAGTAAAAGAAAGCATAAATTATATAAGTTAATCACTAATGCAGAAGCTGAATATATAGGTAAAGTGTATAAGGTAGTGGATGATTCGGCTTTAAAAGATAAGGATGTAGGCTCAGCAAAATGGATATTAGAACGTAAAGATAGAAAGGCATATGGTAATAATAACCAGATTAATCTAGGGAATGTAGAAGGGGAATCATTTAAAACAGATGTGAATGCTAAACCTATCGTAGAAGAACTATTAGAATTCAGGGAATTAATAAAGAAAGTTACTCTTGGACAGGATGTTACAGATAAGTATAAAAACACATCCCCAAAGAAAGACACGGAATTAAAAGACACGGAATTATAAAGAACTTATAAAGCCGGTTTTTTACTATGGTTGGTATAGAGAAAGGTAGATGAATGAATCATAATTGTAGAATTAAAGATATAGATAAATATGAATTTGTTTTAAATATGGAAAGAGCTTCGGAAATTGTAGAAGATTGGCCGAAGTGGAAAAGGGATGTCTGGAGTTCAAAGGAGGATTTAAATTGGGAGTAATAAATTTAAATCAATATAAAGAAAATAAAGATGAAGTGGAAAATTCTTATTTAGAATTCCTACCTATATGGAATAATTATTGGAAGGTTGGTCCTAACATTACAGGGGATATAATATCTAAGCAATTATACACAGCTTTAAGATTAGCAGATGCAGGAATTATGCTTATGAAGATATTAGGCATGTTAGATAATAAAGGAAGAAAAGTTCTTATAGATTGGTTAGAGGGTATGATTGAGAACTTAAGGAATTAATTTAGTGAAATTAGTTAATTTACACTGTTCATTTATTAAATCTTTTTTGTAATTATGAAGTTCTTCTTCTGTGCATTTAATAAGTTGATTTAAATCTATTATACGAGCTCTACAATCATCTGCTAATCCTTTATAGTCAGGTTTATACATTATTTATACCTCTTCATTTTGTATCTTAAGTATCGTTGAGTATGGTGACACATATTTCGTAATGTTGTAACATTTAAACTTAAAACAATTAAAATTAATAAATAGTCTGTTAAATTCATTTATTTATACCTCATTAAAATTAGTTAATCTAACTCTTATTCGATGTAGTTCATTTATCTTATCCTTTTGAACTTTTATAGCAGTCCTTAATTTCTCAATATCCTCATCAAAGTCATTTAAGTTATCATTTGTATTTAATAAAGTGTTTAAAGATCTTTCTAAAAAAGCTTTAGTGTTTTGAGCTTCTATTGAGTTAAGAGTTAAAGCAGTTAAATTATATTGCATTATTTATGCTCCTTTATTTTAAATTTAAAAATATACTTATTATTTTCTAATGTTCTATTATTAGTTTTAATACAGTTATGGAATATATAGTTATACTTGGATGAGTGAAGAATATCATATAAAAACTTTGTAATATTTAAGGCTTTAAAAGTTATAGTATCTATATGTTTATTCGTAGATCTATTTTTTATATGTACTTGTATATTCTTTAACATTTATACTCCATTCTTGTAATCTTGTTTAGCTTTTTCATATCCACGTTTATAAGCCCAGCGTACTACTGCTCTAAGATTATTCATATTATCCTTAAATTTAAGTTTCATAATAGGGCTTTTGGATAGGTCTTGTAATATTTTATCTAGATGGTTCATCTTGCATTCCTTCTAATTTTAATCCTTGATTTTCATTAATTCATCATATTCGATAGGTTTCATATGAATATTAATAAATGAATGATCTATAAAAAATGTATCTATTTTATACTCTTTTGACATATTAAAATTTCCTCCTTGTAATATTACTATTATAAGATTTAGTGTCTTTAATTTCATTTACTACTCTTTCAAATAACATATCAGTTGTTTTACAAGGCTTTCCATAATCAAGCTTATGTAATTGGCTGTTAATTTGAATTGTAATTTGGCAAGAATCGCAGCAGGCTATATACTCAACCTTAAGTGGGTCGAAGAAAGATATTACCTTGCCACAAGATATTCTAATCATTTTAAATATCCTCCCCTATTTTAAAGTTAAAATAACTTACTAATAGATCCTCTAATATGTTCATAACCTGTACTCTTATATAATCTAAATCATCATCATAATTTACCTCTACAGAATCAGCATATTTATCATCTATAGTTATTAGTATTTTCATTTTAATACTCCTTTCATTCGGGTGTAGGTATATTATAATGTAACCTACATTTAGCTATATACTCTTTATACCAATATAATCTATGTTCAAGTAATTTAACTAACTTATCATAATATACTAAATTACTCGGTTCAACTTCTCCACAGAGGTTATTATAATGAAGTAGAGCTTTTTTTATAGGGTTTAAATACATATTAGTATTCCTCTAATTTAGGTAAGTTGTATAAAGTATTAGTTTGAGGTTCTGGTTTAATAATTATCTGTATAGAATTTTTGTTAATTAACTCTAATGTCTGTATTGAATTATTAACTAAGTGCATTAATTGACAAATAAATAATATTAATAGTATAGTAATTAAGTTATTAAGTATTTTTTGCATTAGTTAATCCTTTTAATTTATTGTTTACGGGCTGCTTTAGTATCTACCGATTTAATTCATTTTCTATATCATTAATAAGACTTCTCCAATTTTTAATTTCTTTATTTATATTTGGAAGATCTTGAGGTGATGTAGTATTAACAGGGTTATATAATAATTCATAAAGAATTTCATTAAGTTTAGTTGATATAGTTTCATACCCTATTTTCATAAGTTATTCCTTTCTTATTTACTTATATTTTAATGTTATAATAATATCCTTGAATACAGGAATAGTGTTTAAATTAATTTCCATAGTATTTCAATTTATTCCTTATATATTCTATACTCTAATTATAATTTATGAAATTATATTTTACAAGTGTTTTATTACAAATCATTAAGTTCAAATTCTGTATCTACAGGATGATTATATACGACAGCGGCTAAAGCATCACATAAATGTTCTATACTTGTAGAATCATTGTTGTAAGCTTTATACAAAGTTATTATATGACGTAGATATATTACCTCAGACATCTCTGTAAAGGTTAAGGTTAATTTATCTAATTGAGTAGAGGACGGTTTTATAGTAGATTTAATTTCCATAATTTATTTCTCACAATTTGTTCTTAAGGTTGTTTGTAAATAGCCATATAAATTTATAAGCTCATCTGGAAGTGTATGATATGAAGTAGCTAATACTTTATAAAGCATTTCTGCTTCTTCTCTACTTTCAATATCTATTGTTATAGATTTAAAAATACATTTAGATTTTGATTTAAAATTCATAATTTACTCCTTTATATTTCTTTTATTAATTGGCGTTTAATTTACCTAATTCTAAATGACATTTTCCTCTATTTGATAAAGCCTCTATACATTCTGGATCATGAAATAAAACTATTGAAAAATCCTCAATAGCTTTTTTGTATTCCCCGGCTTTCATATAACATTCACCTCTCTTTAGGTGTGCCATTAATCCAATTTCCATAATTTACTCCTTTATAATTTTTTACTAAGTTTAGCTATTTTAGTTCTATTACGATTAGTAGTTTTTATGTTTTTATTCTTAACTTTTAGATTCTTAGAAATGTGAATAAGTTTAATTGCTTAAGATTCTGTAACATTTTGGTTGTTCATTACTTTTTGAATAGTTTCTTTAGTCATAATATAAAAACTCCTTATTTACTTATATTTTAATTATATATTATAGAATTAAGTTTTACAAGTGTTTTATTAAGAATTATTAAGTTTAATTTATTCACACTTGTAAAGTAAATAAGTATACTATATAATTAAAAGTATATAAACATTAGTCATAAAGACTTCCCCCTTGACCTGGTACACAGTTCTAGAACAATTTAATAGTTATCTAAGTAATAATCTTAAATTCTCTTAGATAACTTTTTTATTTAAATTGAATTTAATAAAGAGGAAATAGAATATGGCATTTCTAACGGATGAATTTAATTTCAAATGGCTCCTTGATGGGAAGAAGATGGAGCTATTAAATGAAATGCAATATAAACGTGAAAGTACTGGTAAGATATATGTATTAAATAAAGGGTTTAGGACAGATGGATCAAGTATACCAAAATTTTTCTGGAGTTTTACAAATGCTCCATTTGTAGGGAAGCATAAATTTGCTGCTTTAATTCATGATTGGCTATGTCATACCAAAATTGTAAGCCGTAAAGAAGCGGATGAGATATTTAAAGAGGCTTTAGTAGAATATGGAGTTAAACGCTTTACAGTTAATTATATGTATCAAGCTGTTAAAGGTTGGAGTAAAGTATTAAAAATATTTAAGAAGATTAGATATAACAATTATGAAATTTAGTAAAAAATTTGAAGAGGATTATCAATTTTATTTAAATAATTTAGATAAACAATTTTTAAGAAATATCTTTAAGTTACCCATTTATTGCAAGGATGGTTTATCCGCTAAAGAGGTTTTTTATTTATATGATTCGAGAGGTGTTTTAAAATCATGTAAAGATGTGGAATTGTTTAAATCTTTAATTAATATCAAGAAGAATATAAATTTACAAATAAAGATGTGGGTAGAGGGATATATAGTTTGTGGTATACCAATAAATGAGTATCTAAATTGTTTTAAGGGTCAAATTCCTGTATGGGTGAAAAAAAGTTTAGTAAATCAAATAAATAAAAAGTATAAGTTAGCTCACTTACCTACTATATAAATCGGTAAGAAGAGATCTTGGAACCCCCTTAGTAATTAAGCGGGGTTCTTAATATACTTAGAAAGGATTAAAATATGGATTGGGATTGGAACAATTTAAGTCAAGATGATTCTATTAACGTTTTATTTACTCAAATAATTAGAAATCCTTTTATCCCTGTAACGCCTACAGAAAAACAATTAGAATTTCTTAGTTGTTTTAATAAAGAGATTCTTTATGGAGGTGCGGCAGGGGGAGGAAAGTCAGCCGCTTTATTAATGGCTGCTTTAATGTTTGTAACTGTACCTGAATATAGAGCACTATTATTAAGAAGGACTTATGCAGATTTAAGTTTACCTGGAGCTCTTATAGATTTATCTAAAGAATGGTTAGAGGAAACGGATGCCCATTGGAATGAAATACATAAGCAATGGAAATTTCCATCAGGAGCTACATTAAATTTTGGATATTTAGATAACGAAAAGGCTAAATATAGGTATTTAGGAGCTCAATTTCATTTTGTAGGATTTGATGAATTAACTCAATTTACAGCATCCCAGTATTTATATTTATTTAGTAGGAATAGGAAAATTAAGGGAGTAGATATTCCTTTAAGATTTAGAACAGCCTCTAATCCTGGAGGTATGGGACATGAATGGGTTAAACAAAGGTTTATAACTGAACGTAAACAAGGACGATTATTTATTCCAGCTAAGTTATTTGATAACCCTCATTTAGATCAAGAATCTTATGAGAAGAATTTGAATGAATTAGATCCAGTTACTAGGAAGCAATTAAAGGACGGTGATTGGAATGTCGTAGGGGCTGGAAATTTCTTTCAAAGAGATAAATTTAATATGACCGATGCTTATCCAGTAAAACTTGGAAAGGGTAGAAGTGTTAGGTATTGGGATTTAGCCGCTACAGAATCTAAAGAAGGAACTGATCCTGATTATACAGTAGGAGTTAAAATAAGAACTATAAAAGGTGAATATTGGGTTGAAGATGTAGTTAGAGGAAGATATAATCCAAGAGATTTAGAGAATGTTATTAGAAGAACTGCAGAAGAAGATGGAAAGCAGGTTTGTGTCTTTATGGAACAAGAACCTGGAAGTTCTGGAAAGATAACTATTAGTCATTTTGCTAGAAATGTCTTACAAGGATTTTCATTTAAAGGATGTAAAACTACAGGAAGTAAAGTAGTAAGAGCTAAACCTTTCAGTGCTGCAGTAGAGAACAGTAATGTTAATATTATAAGAGCAGCTTGGAACACTAAATTTTTAGAAGAATGTATTGTATTCCCTCAAGAAGGATTTCACGATGATCAGGTAGATGCTGCAAGTGGTGCATTTGAGCAATTAAACTTATCTGGAATTGCAGGAGTAGGGACTATTAAAGTTAATAGAGCGAGTAGTATATTAGAAGGATATTAAAAGGTATGGAACAAAATAATTATAAATATGGCGGTCCAGATAGTTTTAATAATTTAGTTGCCTATGCTGGACCAGATAATGTAAACATACAACCGTCTATAATTCATCAACCTAAATTAAATACACAAAGGAATCCTTCAGCGTACTTAGGATTAGAAATTATAGAATTATATGAAAATATTTTAATTAAAGCTATGAAAAAATTAACTCCTGATATTGACGTAGAGAACAGAGGATTGTTAGTTAACTTATATTTATTTGAACAATGGTTAGATAAAGATAATGAGTGAATTAATTACAAAGAATTATGAAGATAAGTTAAATAATAAGACATACGATATTGTAAATGTGAAATGTAGTAAATGCTCAAAAATTTGGATAACAATAACACCTATCGAAGAACCTTATATTTGTTTAGATCATTATATACAGGAATAATAAAGATATGAAATTTGCAATAATACAGAAAACAAAGATTGATGGTAAAAACCATTTGCCCTCTAAAGGGATGTCTATACATAATATGAAAAATTGTCCTGGAACACTTAAACATTTAAGTATAAGGGAGAGTGTAGGCCTATTGAATAAAAAGAAATATATAGAGAACAAAAAAGGATTTTCTCCAAGAACTAGTATTGACGGCTCTAAAATTATTGTTCATTCTGAATTTGTTAATCCTCTTGGTTTAACAGTTATTGCTGAATATGAACAAGATGATCCTATATTTCATAATATTTTAGAAAGTTCTGAATGGAAAATTCAAGAAGAGATAGAAATAGATAAAAAGTTTAAATTATGAGTAATCTATACACAGATACAATAACAAAAAAGTTTTTTAAAGAAGTAATGGAATTCATGAATTTTTATGATTCTGCTACAACAAGACTACAAACAACAAGTAGAGATCATTATAAATATTATTCTAAAGAATTCGTAGAGGAACAAACAGCAACTGAAATAATTACTCCAACCACTGGAAAGCGAATTTTTATAAAAGCAATGAATTGCAGTACGGATTCATCTACAGGAGAAGCATGGCTACATTATGAAGGTTTACCTGAGGATGAGCCTCTCCAAAAGGGACATTTTTCTAAATATTCAAGTTTATGTAATCCAATGCTGGCAATTAAATTACCCGTGGATGAACCCTTACTATTAACGACTACGACTAATACAGATAAATTCTTTATTAGCTTAAATTATATAGAGGTTTAATATAATCCAAAGGGATGACTTATGAGTAAGAAAGATTTTTATAATTGGTGGGTTAAAAACGGAAGTAAAGGTAGAGATAAAGCTTATAAATTATTTAAAGAACAGAATTACCCAGTAAAGAATATTAATTATTGTGATGTAGAGAGCTATGTTAGGGAATTTAAAGGAATTCAGGAAGTATCTCCTAAGATATTACAAGAGAAGAAAGAGAAGCCCAAACCCAAAGAAAGAGCATTTACAGAACCAGAATTACAAATTACTCATCTTAAAAATCAAATAAAAATAAAAGAATCTGAAGTTAGAACATTACAAAATATAGCTGCATCTGATTTAGCTATAGTTAAATTATTTGAAAATGCTATAGATAAATTTAAACCAAATCCTATAATACTATCTCGAAGTAAAAATAAAATAGATGATGAGGAAATAGTAAGTTTATTATCAGATATACATTATGGGGAAGTTGTATCATCAGAGGCTATGATGGATTTTAATAGTTATGATACCTCAATAGCGGAAAAAAGATTAAATATTTGGTATAATAACATAAAAATTATTTTAAATAAATTAAATAGTTGTAATGTTAAGAAGATCAATTTAATGATGTTAGGGGATATGGTTAATGGTAATATTCATGAAGAGCTTAAATCTGGAACGTGTGAAGTAGACCAAGTTATAAATTTAGCAGAAATTATAGCGCAAATAATAATGGATTTATCAAAAGATTTTGAATTAGTTGTTAGTGGGGTTATTGGTAATCATGGACGTATGACTAAAAAACCATCATTTAAAAAGAAATATAATAATTTTGATTATCTTGTTTATAAATTTATTGAAACAAGATGTCAAAATCTAAACAATGTCGAGTTTCTTTTTCCAAAAGCTGGTATGTTATTACAAAAAATACAAAATCATAATTTTTTATTAAGACATGGCGATTCAAAAATTCAATCTTATGCTGGAATACCTTTTTATGGTATACAAAGAGCATCAAATAAAATTACACAAACTATGGCTTATTTTAAGGATGTTTTTATAAATTATGAAGTGTTAGGGCATTTTCATACAACAAATACTCTTGAAAAAGCAGGAGGTTCAATTATTATGAATGGATGTATTAAGGGAGGGGATGAGTATGCACTAGAGGCAATGATGACAGGTTCAGAGGCTAAGCAAACTATATTTGGAGTGCATAAGGAATATGGTAAGACGTGGACTTATGATGTACATTGCATGTAATCCGTACTATTATATAAAATAAAGAAAATAATCATTATTAAAGGAGGGTAGGAATGCCTATAATCGAACAAGTTCCAGAATTAGAAGTAACCCAAAGAGATTTAGAAATTTTAACTCTAGTTAAAGCAGGATACTCTAATATAGAGATGACTAAGATATTATTCATATCAGAAAGCACTATTAAAACTCATCTAAGTCGTTTATATCTAGACTTTAATGTACATAGTAGATATGAATTAATTATATACCTTTGGAAATATGGAATTCCAAATATAAGAAGGAAAGGATAAATAAATGTGCATATATTATGAGACTTTTTATGATATTATAGTTATTCCTTCAGCTACTATGGATAATAGTCCAATGTACACCCTAAAAGAATATAAAACTATATTAAGACAAAAGGAAGAGAAACTTTTCCAAAAATTATGTGATCAAAATCAATTATATAGAGAGTTTACAAGGAACCATTAAAATGAGAGGAAAAATTTATGAACAAGGTATTTGAAATTATTATTAACACAATTCAGACAGTAGAAAAAGAAATCGGTTCAGGGCAAGGAGAAACAAAAAAGGAAAAAGCTGTTAATATAATTAATAACTTGATTGATATTCCCATTATTCCTGAATTTCTTGAAGAAAAGGTTTTTAGTCTAATTATTGATTTAGTTGTATTCATTTTTAATAAATATGAAATCTTCAAAAAATAAAATTAGCTTATAATCCAATAAGAAAGCATTTTATAAGGAGTCATTAAATATGGATCCATATTTTGTAAGTGGATTAATTATTATAAATTTAATTATGTATTATGGGTACAAAAAATTTAATTTAAAGGATTATTAAAAATGACAGATATTTATATAATAAAACTAGCTTTTTTATGTATTGCTCTAATAGCTATATTATATTATGTATATAAAGAGTATAAAGAATTTAAGAAATTATAGAGGATTATAATGTTTAATTTTTTAAACAGAAAATCGAATAAGAAATCTAAGGATTTACATAGAAATAATAATAATATATATATTAGTAATGAAATTGCTACAAGAGATAGAGTAGACTTTACCAGTTTGTTAGGTTATCTTCCAGATCCAGATGAAATATTGCTTAATACTGGAAATACTTTTGATGTATATAGGAAATTAATGGTAGATTCTCAAATTAGAGCTTGTTCTAATAGTAGAAAGGCTGGTACCAAATCTTTGCTTTGGGATATAGATAAAGGGAAGGAAAATAAATCTAAATATACAAAAATTATAAAAGATTTCTATGAACGTGATTTGGATATAGATAGTATGAATGATGCTATACTTAATGCTCCATTATTCGGGTTTCAACCTATTGAAATTATATGGGGTAGAATTGGAGAATATATCTTACCTATAGAATTAAAACCAAAGAATCCAGAATGGTTCATGTTTGGCCCTAAAGGAGAATTAAAATTATTAACTCCAGGTAATTTCCTAACTGGAGAGGATTTACCTCAAAGGAAATTCTTAACGCCTACTTATAACGATATTAATAATAATTATTATAATCCTTATGGAGATAGATTACTTTCTAGTTGTTTCTGGCCAGCTACATTTAAGAAATCTGGATATAAATGGTGGGTAACATTCACAGAAAAATACGGAATGCCTTATATAATAGGAAAATTACCTGCAGGACAAGATCAAGAACGTCAAGGAATGTTAGATAATCTAAAAGCTATGGCAATGGATGCGGTAGCAGTTATCTCAGACGACGCTAGTGTAGAAGTCACAGGAATAACAGGTTCATCTAATAATGCAGAATTATATAGAACCTTAATTGAATCTTGTGATGCTGCCATAGCTAAGACATTATTAGGACAGACATTAACAACAGAAGGATCTGATAAAGGTGTAGGTTCACAAGCTTTAGGAAGAGTTCATTCTGGGATAAGGGATGATATTATACTATCAGATAAGAAATTAGTAGAGAACACACATAATAAACTCATTCGTTGGATAGCTGAAATAAATTTCGGAATAGATACAGATCTTCCAAAATTTGAGATGTTTGAAGAAGAAGATGTTGATTTAGATTTAGCACAAAGAGATAAAATCCTTAAAGATACTGGAGTTAAATTCACAAAATCTTATATAATGAGAACATACGGATTTGAAGAGGATGATATTGAAGAGGTAGAAAGTGTTCCAGAATCTAAAGATGGGTTTAAACCTGAAGAACCTAATTCAGAGGATAAACTTAAAGAAGATAAAGAGAGTGAATTTGCAGAAAAGGGTGAATATTATACAGATCAAATAATTAAGCAATTTTCAGATATTCAATTACAAAGTCAAATAAAAGAAGCCCTTAGTCCTGTGTTTAAGCTAATTAATTCCGCTAATGAGTATAATGAAGTGTTAAAAGCATTAGATGGGCTTAATCCGACGATGTCTACTGTAGATATTGAAAAGCACTTAACTAAAGTATTATTTATAGCGGAATTACTTGGAAGTAAGGATGCTAGAGATGAGGTAATTAAGTAATTTATATATTTATTTTTAATAATTTAATTTGATCTAATAACATCTTTACCTGACCGGCTTTATATAATAAAGCTTCTACATATACAGTAGACTTTCTATTACTATCTATAAATTCAGTTCGTGTTCTTTCATCGACTTGAATTAATTCTTGTTGTACAGCTATTAAAAGTTCTTTACAGGCTTCTCGAATTTTATCCATTTTAAATACTCCTTTAATTTAATTCTTGAGAATCAAATTCATATTCTTTGCCCTCTACAGGGATAGTACCTGCTTGTACATTTTTTAGAGCTATAGTTTGAGCCAATTGCTTATTGTATCCAGCTACTGTAATTATTTGTTCCTTATAGTAAATATCGGCTATTACTTTTATTTTGTATTTTTGAGGTTTAGCTAATTTATTCATTTAAAATTACTCCTTAAAGTATTGAACATAGAACTACTATACAACCTATGAATATTGTATATACTAAAATTAAAAACATTATAAAACCCATATTGCATGCAGCATCTTTTAAATCATCAAAAAATTCTATAAGTTTAATGTTTAAGGGTTTATTCATATATTACTCCTTTCAATTATTTAATCCAATAATTTTTTCATAATATTTACAAATTTGTTTTCTTTGGGTTACTTTCTTTCCTGTTAATTTACATTCAGATTTATTATAAGGTTGAGTGTATACAAGAAAAAAATATGGATCATAATATTTACAATCTTTGCATATAGGTTCTTTATTAGTTATCCTATCATTTATTTTCATAAACATTCCATTCCTTCCAATATGGACATTCAGTATTATTACATAGTTCACAATTCCAAGTAGCTGAATGATATTTAGATTCGGCTTCTATAGGTTTAGGGATACAATCATTCATTATTCAACCACCTTATATTTCGTATTCGCTGCTCATTATCTATATAAGATTCTCGATTAGGTATTTTAATTCCTTCATTTAATTTACGTATTACAATTATAGATAACTTACACTTATCCTTTAAGGCACTAAATTCGTTATTATAACAACCTTCACATTTATAATTTCTTTGATAACAATGTAATTCAGATTCCAAAAGATAATCCCGCTTAAATGAGGTGATATTTCCAAATCTTGAATCCAGTCTAGTATTCCAATCCTTTACAAATTCATCTGGATTATTAATTACTATACAAGTTCTTATATAATACTTTTGGCGTAATTTATCATAACAGGGTAATTTAATTAAGCTCTTATATTTAGCGTATAAAGCTTTATTTAATATGGTGCGCATATAACTAGGAGCATTTCGAATTAAAGTTTTGAAATACATTTTTTCAAAATATCCTTGAGATATAAAATCATTTACAGTTAAATTTTCAATCATAATTAAAATTAATCCTTTTATAGTACAAGAGAAGAATAATCAAAATCCTTATGTAAAATATTATTTATTAATATGCGTTCTAATGAATGGGATGATCTATCTAAAGAGAACATAGGTAAGTGTCTAATATAGTCCATATTAAAATCATTATTTCTAAGAATCATTAATGCTTGTCGTCTTTTACAATTTAAGTAAGAATTTGATTTTAATTTCTTACAATTTGAATTACAATAAGTATTGCAAAAATGTTTACCTTCTATATCAATACTCATAAATAGAATTTTCCTTTAATTTATTTAATCTTGAGCGAAGTGTATATCATTCTCTAGCATAAGAATATAATTTTTTATTAATCCTTTTTGTATTTTATTATCTTCACTAAGAAGACTTAATTTTTGCTCTTCAATCATTGCTCTTAATGTTGATTTTTTTAATTTATACATTTTTATGTTTCCTTTGTTTAACTTATATTTTAATTATAAATTATAAAATTGTATTTTACAAGTGTTTTATTACGAGTTATTAAGTTTAATTTATAAAGGTATAATAAATGCCAAGTAAAGTAGAAATAGCAGCCTTATTTAAACTCCCTCCAGAGAAGATTATAGAATACCTAAAAGACAAGGATTATATAGTAACTCAAAATTGGCAAGAGTTATTAGAACGTTCAGAAAATAGAGCCTTCACTATTGCAGGAGTAATGAAAAAGGATATTCTTAAGGATGCTAAAGGAATTATAGATAAATCCATAGAAGAAGGTAAATCCTTTCATGCGTTTCAAAAAGAATTTAAACCTAGAATGCAAGTTAAGGGTTGGGAAGTATCTACACATAGACTTAAAACTATATATAGAGTTAATACCGATATAGCTTATTCTACTGGAAGATACAGAGAACAAGAAGCCGTCAAAGAGTATGCGCCTTATTGGCAATATATAGCTGTAATGGATAGTAATACTAGACCCACTCATGCTGATTGGAATGGTTTAGTTTTTAAGGCCGATGATCCATTTTGGGATTATGCCTACCCTCCTAATGGATTTAATTGTAGATGTACGGTAAGAACATATACAGAAAGACGATTTGAAAGAGTAAATTTACCTATAGAGGATTCTAAAGGTAAAATTAAGACTGAAACTGTAGAGATAGCTGGAAAATCAATTAAAACTAAATCTTATAAAGGTAAGGTTATAGATCCAGGATGGGACTATAATCCAGGAAAAGAATATTTAAAGGTTAAATAAAGTTATGGTAGATAAATTTACTACATTAATAGAAGATGCTAAATTAAGAGCATATTTTAGTCAGATAAAACAAAAGGGGTTAAATCCTAAACCCTTAATGGAAAAATTAGGTACGATTGTTTTTCAAGCAGTGGAGGAAAATTTTAGTCAACAAGGAAGACCAAAATGGGCATCCTTAACTTCTAAAACTTTAGAATCTAGAGCTGAAAAGGGTTACACAGGACCAATATTGCAAAGAACTGGAACTTTAAAACGATCTATTACAAAGAAAATAACGGATACATCCGCAATAGTAGGAACTACATTAGACTATGCGGCTATACATCATTTTGGAGGAAAGATTAATCATCCTGGTGGAACAAAATATGGATATTACAAAGGAGGAGGTTTTGGATGGAAAAAGAAAAGCAATCCAAAATATATTGGAATAACAAAACCACATAATATAGATATGAAAGCAAGACCTTTTGTTCATGTAATGGCTGAGGATATAAATGAAATGGTAGAAGAAACAGGAAAATTTTTAATAGATTAATAAATATAGTAAATACGAAAAGGAGGAACTAATTAATGCCATACACAATAACTAATTTACCCTCTCAAGCTAAAGGGTTAACAGAGGATCAAAAGAAAAAATTTGTAGATATAGTTAACGCCTTATTAAAGGAGGATATGGAAGAAGGAAAAGCAATAGCTGTAGCACTTTCTAGGGCTAAACAACCTAGAGCTTATCGTAATCAGAGAACGAATATGTCAGAATTCTTTGAAAATCAGTGGGTTGAGGTTTTTAGTGTAGGAGAACAAACTGATGCTAATGGAAATACTCGAGAATGGACAGATGCTGATTTAAATAAGATTGTATCTAATTATAAAACAAATAAGCACGAGGCGCCTTTAGTTGTAGGGCATCCAAAAGAAAATGCGCCTGCATTTGGCTGGGTGGAAGAACTTAAAACCGATGGAAAATTATTATTTGCTAAATTTAGGCAATTAGTTCCTGAGTTTGTAGATGCAGTTAAACAAGGAATGTATAAAAAGCGTTCAATAAGTTTATATCCTGATTTAACATTAAGGCATATAGGCTTTTTAGGCGCAGTTCCACCGGCTGTTAAGGGGTTGGCTGATATAAAGTTTAAAGAACAAATAGAATCTATAATAATAGAGTTTAATGAATTAAATAATGAAAAAGGAGACATTGACATGACAGAAGAACAAATCAAAGAATTATTAAAAGAGGCTCTTAAAGTGCAAAAAGAAACTTTAGATAGTGAATTTGCAGAGCAGTTTAAAAAATTAGAGGAGGCTAATACTAAACTTTCCGATGAGTTAGATACATTTAAAGAAAAGAAAGCCAATACACCTAATTTAAAACCCGAAGACAAAAAACCTGAAGATAAAGATTTTGAAAATTTAAAACTTAATCAAGATGAGTTCAAAGAAGCTTCAGTTAAGGTAGCTATAGAATTAGCGGAATTAAAGAAAGATAACACTTTTCTTATTGCTCAAAACAAGGCCACTGAATTAAAGAATAGAGTTAGCGAATATAAAGAGTTTGTGAATGAATTACATTCTAATGGTAAAATTGTTTCAGATACTCAATCTGAAATTGTAGATTTGATGGAAGCTTTGCATCAACTTGGAGAAGTTAATTTTGCAGAAGGAAAAGAAAATGCTTTGACTAAATTTAAGGAATATCTTAATAAGCAACCTAAATTAGTGGAATTTGAGGAAAAGGCAAATAAACCAAAAGTTTTAGATACTAAATCCGCTGATTTTCAACTTAATAAATTAGCCGAAGAGAAGGTTAAAGCTAATGAGGGTATGAGTTTCACAGAAGCTTTAGGACAAGTGCAGGAAGAAAATCCAGAACTTGCTCAAAGATTAGTAGTTGAAATTGACAGTTAAATTCTTAATAGTTTAATTACGGATAGTGTATATTAGTTATAAAAAATAAGGAGATTAAAAATTATGGCATATCAAAGTTCACCAGTATTAGATTTTAGTTTCGAAGCTGCTGAAGATTTAAGTAGCTATCAATATCAGTTTGTAAAAATTGATACATCTGGGAAAGTTAGACTACTCAATTCAGCTGTTGAGTTACCTGATGGGATATTACAAAATGATCCAGCTTCTGGAGAAGAAGCAACGGTAAGAATGTTAGGAATTTCAAAAGTAGCTGCTAATGGTGCTCTTGACGAGGGAACGTTTATTAAACCTGAATATGTTAGCGGCACGGACTGTGGAAAAGCAGCTGATGCGGTTGCGGAAAAGGGAATGATTTGCGGGCGGATTGTTGATGCTTCATCAGCAGAAGACGACCTTGCAAGTGTCTTTCTTACTCCTTACATCGGAGTCTCAAAGAATAAATTAGTTGTTACTACAGATGACACCGCTGGAGTATCAACCTATACAGCAGCTCAGGTTCTGGGCGGGTTAATCTTAAGAGATCCTGCAGGCGGCGCCCGTTCTGATGTTACTCCGACAGCTGTTTTATTATTAGCTGCAATGGAAAATCCTCAAGTTGAAGATTCTTTTGAATTTACTATAAGAAATACAGCGGATGCGGCTGAAACTATTACAGTCACAGCAGGTGTAGGTGTAACTTTAGAGGGAACAATGACTATTGCACAAAATAATACAAAACGTTTCTTATGTGTAGTCACAGCCTCAACCACAGTCACTATATATAGTTTAGGAACAGTAGTTCATTAATTTTAAAATAGGAATATAAAATATTTTAAATTAAATGCAAAATTAAGGAGATTATATTATGCCAACAGCAAAATCAATTGTCACAGCAAGTTCTTTAAAGAACGCATCAATTCATTACTCTAGTCCTGAGTTTATAGCAGGACAAGTATTTCCAATTCTTAAGGCTAATGACCCTACAATGAAAATCACTAAATACTTAGCAGCTGATTATTTTAGAAATGACGCTGGAGTAAGGGGTGAGGGTGGTGAAGCTAGAAGAGGCGGATTTAAAACCACCGAACAAACCTATAAATGCTTAGAAACTGCTTATGCGGTTCCTATTACAGATGAATTAAGACGAAATGCTAGAAAGCAGTCATCTCAACCTTTGCAGCCTGATATTGAAGCTATAGAATTAGCTAAACGGAAGGTGCTTTTAAAAAGAGAATCAGAAGTATCTTCATTAGTAACTACAGGAATTTGGGCAGACGGTGCTGCAGGTGGATCAGATGCCGCAGGTGCGTGGTTAGCTTCCGCTGGAACTAATACATTTAAAATAGACATCAAAGCGGGTTTACAAGCTTTAAGAGCTAGAGGTATTGTATCTGGAGGAAATTTAGAAATAAGATTGCTTCTTGATGATTTAACTTTTGATGAAATTATTGAAATTGCAGCTATAAGGGATCAAATTAAATATACTTCGGATAAATCAGTTACTCCAGAAATACTTGCTAGAATTTTAAAAATAGACAAAGTTATCGTTCCATCTATTATTGAAAATACAGCCAAAGAAACTAAAGCAGGAACGGAATTTACAGCTAGTCGACTCTGGAGAATTAACGCCGATAAAGGAATGGCTTTATTATATGCTTATCCAAAACGTTTGGGGCTAAAAATGATGACAGCGGGCCTCATTGTTAATGATAAATTTGATTCTAGCGAAGGCGGTGGCTATGATAGATTAATGAAATTTAGAGAACCTGGTAATCATCAAGATGTTTATGAAGCTGCTGAAATGCGTGATCAACTTCAAATCTGCGCAGAAGCCGCTTATATGTGGAAAGATACTATTGCAACTTAATTTTAAAAGGAGTTAATTATGGGTTATTGTAGTGTAGAAGATATAGAAGCCGTCATATATAGTGAGGATTTGGTTCAATTGACTAATGATTTAGGCGGCGATACTGTTGATGATACTAAAATAACTGATGCTATATTATATGTAGATTGCATAATTGATGGATATTTAAGGGGTAGATATACTCTACCCCTCTCATCTATCCCGAACGAGTTAAAATATATAGCTATTGATTTTGTAGTTTATAGATTATATAGCCGAAGATTAGTAACTGAAGTTCCTGCGAGTGTAGAGCATAAGTATAAAGAAGTTATTAAATTACTTACAAATATTCAAAATGGTAAATTTAGTCTTGGAGTAGAAGATACAGATGGATATGATGATCCTATTTTAGATACAAATAAATCTACAGCAGTTTCCTCTGTGAATAAATATTATAATGAAGATAAATGGGATGAATACGACGCATGGCTTTAAATACTATAATAGATGATATTATAACTCAATTAAATGATGCCTTAAGGTTAAAAGTAGAAGGATTTCCGGATAATCCAAACGAGTATAAATTATTACATCCTAAAGGAGCTGTTTTAGTTTCTTTTAATAATTCTTCTTATACTCCTCCAGAATCCTTTGAATTTATCCAGCAAGTTAGAACCTTAGAAATTGGAATAACTCTAATTATTAAAGGATTGCGAGATAAAAATGGGGCTTATGTTTATTTAGATTTAATAAATACTACTCTAACAGGATTTAAACCTACAGGATGCACTCAAATGTATCCAGTTAGTGATTCATTCTTAACCGAAAATAATGGATTATGGCAATATGCATTAAATTATAAAATGACAACAGAGAATTACTCAAGTTAATAAGGAGAATAAATATTATGGCAGGACCAAAGGTTGTTGCTTTTAGAGGCATACAAGATTGTAAGATAGCTAAATTACTTACAGATACTGATAGTGAAACTACTTATAATACTATTTTAGACGTTCCAATTAAAAATTTATCTTTTAAACCTATCATTGAAACTTATACATTAAAGCATGATGATAATGATCAAGAAATTGATCAAGTATTACAAGGATATGAAATCACTGGAGCTATGGCAAGAGTTCCTTTAGATGTTTTAGCCGTGATGGAAGGTGGAGAAGTAGCAGCCACTGGTACCGGAGATGCTGAAATACAAACATATACTAATCTATATACAGATATTCCAAATTATTTTAAATTAGAGACTCAATCAACAAGAGTATTTGGTTCAGACGGCACTCCAGGAGATTTACATAATTTATTCCATAAGTGTAAAATTACGGATATGAATCATTCTATAGAAGATGATTTCGCTACTATTGAATTTACTGCAAGGGTTGTTAGAACAGTATATGAAGGTAAACTTAAAACCACTATTATTAATGAAACTGCAGCTGGAATTTCTTAGGTAAAATTATGAGTAGAATAAATACATTTGGAAGTTCCGAAAAATTAAAAGGAAAGGAGAAAGAGATAAGACGTATTTTATCTCTTAAATCTCTTTCTATAGGTATTAATCAATTTCCTATATATTATCCTAATGTAGACTATTGGATTTTTTCAGATGAGAATACAATTAAAGATATTATAAAACTTAATGCCTATAAAGAGCAACGTATAATAACTAATAGACATATATACAATAAATATTCTAAAATATTAAATTGGAAATTTGAAGATCCATTTGAACCTAATCATATTCCTAATCATATAAGTAATTCCGGATGGTTCGCCATATGGTGGGCTATATCCAGAGGATATACTGATATGCATCTGTATGGAATTTTAGATGGAAATTATACTCGTAAACCTAATGGTGATGTAATCTTTAAAAATATATTTAAAGGAAACCATATTATGAAAAGTAAGGATTATGATAGATTTATGAGACAGATTGAAAGGGACTTCAATAAGAAGATTAAAATCTGTCAACCATTAAAATCTATGGATGTTTAGATAAAATAAATATAGTAATTTCTCATTTATAAATTAGAAAATTAGTTTAAGAAAGGAGCACACGATGAGTGATTTAAAGGTGATTAAGGATGTAAAAATTCCTATAGAAGTTAATGGAGAAGTTAAGCATATAAATTATGACCTTAATGCTTTTGCAGAATTAGAAGACATTTATGGAACTATGGAAGATATGCAAGCAGCTCTTGATACAGGAAGTATTAAGGCAATTAGAAAATTTTTATGGGCTGGATTAATACACGAAAACAAAGATCTAACAGAGGAAGAGGTAGGTAAATGGTTTAATGTAATTAGTATGCCTATAGTATCGGAAAAAATTAATGAAGCTCTTGGATTAGCTTTACCTGTAAGTAAAGAAACTAAAAAGGAGACTCCTCCGGCAAAAAAAGCTCGGAACCAAGTTCGGAAGAATTCTTAGATTGGGCTTGGTTCTATTATATAGCTACAGTTATACTCGGTATAGCTAAAGAAGATTTCTGGATAATAACTCCAAGAAAATTAATATTATTATTGGATCAACATATTAAATATCAAATTGCTATATCTGGGGGTGAATCTTCTTCATCTGATGCTTGTATGTCGGATGAGGAATATAACCATAAACAATCTTTAACATTATCTAAAATATAATATAAGAGTTGAAAAAATTATTATGGTAAACAAAGATGTAAATATAAAAATTCTGTTTGATGGTAAGCAATTTACAGACGGAATTGGCAAGGCTCAAAAATCTCTAAAGGCCTTTAAAGACGTAGGGAAAAGGATGGCAATTGCAGGAGCTGCAATGGGAGTAGCTCTTGGTGGAGTTGTTAAGATTGCAGGAGATTTTGAAAAAAGTATGTCGAGAGTCCGAGCACTTTCTGGGGCTAATACCACAGAATTTAATTCCTTAAGTCAAGCTGCTAGAGATCTTGGAAAATCTACTGTATTTAGTGCATCAGAAGCTGCTGAAGGTATGTCTTATTTAGCTATGGCAGGTTATAATACTTCAGAAATTATAGCAGCTATGCCTGGATTATTAGATGGCGCTGCAGCCGGACAACTTGAATTAGGTAGAACTGCGGATATAACTTCTAATATTTTATCAGGTTTTGGAATAGAAGCTAATAAAACTAATGAAGTCATGGATGTTTTAACTGCTACATTTACATCTAGTAATACAACTATGGAAGAATTAGGAGATACAATGAAATTTGTAGCTCCTGTTGCAAAGGCTGCTGGAATCTCTTTAGAACAAACCGCAGCTGCAGCTGGAATTATGGCAAATGCGGGTATCAAAGGAGGTATGGCTGGGAGACAATTAAGAAGTATGATAGTTAGATTAATTGCTCCTCCTAAAGATGCTGCGGATGCAATTAATGAATTAGGATTATCTATAACAGATGAAGCTGGTAAAATGAGACCTTTAGCTGATATTATAACTCAAACTAAGGTTGCAATGGAAGGTATGAGTGATTCACAAAAAACAGCTATGGCGGCTTCTATAGCTGGGAGGGAGGCTGTAAGTGGATTCTTATCTTTATTAGGGGCAGGTGGTCCAGCTATTGCTAACTATACCAAAGAGTTAGAAAATAGTGCAGGAGTTGCTAAAAAAATTGCAGCTGTTCAAACGGATAATTTAGGAGGTTCATTCGTAAAATTAAAAAGTGCTTTAATGGAAGCTGCTATTGCAATAGGTACGGCTTTAATTCCTGCAATTAGATCATTAGTAGATTTAGTTAAAGGCTGGGTTGATTGGTTTAATAAATTATCAGAACCCACAAAAGCCATAATAGCTAAAATAGCGGCTTTGACAGCTGTCCTATTATTAGTAGTTGGTCCCTTATTATTTATTATTGGAAGTATTCCCGTTATATTAGCAGGAATAGGAGCTGTAACTGCTGTAATAGGTGCTATTATAGCTGTAGCTTCTGGAATTGGTCCGTTAATATGGCTTATTATAGCTGCAGGAATAGCTCTTGTAGCAAATTGGGATAAAATTAAAGCAGCAGCTATAGCTGTATGGGAGAAGGGTATTGCCCAATCAATAGCAGATTTATTAAAGAAATTTCCTGAATGGATAAATCAAATAAAAGGTAAAGCAATTGAAATAGGAAAAGCCTTAGTTCAAGGTATTATAACAGGTATTAAAAATATGGCTTCTTGGCTTAAGAATAATTTAAAAGATTGGGCTGGTGGAGTTATAACGGAAATTAAACGACAGTTTCAAATCAAATCTCCTTCTAAAATTACAGAAAAAATTGGAAAAAATTTAGTTGAAGGGCTAAATGTAGGAATATCTAATACAGCCGTTAATTATTCATTTCTCACAGATTTAGTAAACATTACTAATGAAGCTACTAATCAATTATCAGATACTATAACAAGTAATTTAAGTGGTAGCATTGCAGGTGTATTAGATGGCTCAAAGTCTGTAGGTGAAGGTATAAAAGGATTTTTCAGGGGCGTTCAGCAATCTATAATTAAAATGGTGGCTGATATGATAGCAGAAATGATGAAATTATATGTTATTAAACCAATGCTTCAAAGTATATTTTCAGGCTTATCTGGATTTGGCGGAGGTACGGGCGGAGGTTTAATGCAGGGTATAGGAGGAATAGCTAAGGCGTTTGGTGGATTCTTTGCCGAGGGTGGAAGTCCTCCACTTGGAAAAGCTTCTATTGTAGGAGAACGAGGACCAGAATTATTTGTCCCTAAACAATCTGGAACTATAATTCCAAATGGAGCTACAGGAGGACAATCTAATCCTACCTATGTATATGCACCTAATATTCAAACTTCCGCTTCAAAAGAAGAAGTATTCGGAATTTTAGATAAACATAGTAGAGAATTTTTTAATCGGATACAAATTGGATTTCAAAATAATCATGGTTTACGATCTACACTTAAGAGTACATAAGTATGACAGCCACATTCATATATCAGCATAAAAAAGCATATAAAGTTAGCTCAACTTGGAAAACTATAGTTGATGATATAGTATCCGGAGGAGAGCAAAGACGTAATATCTGGAGTACTTCTAAGAAAAAGTGGGTATTAGAATTTGATAAAGATTCGACAGATGTTGATGCTATACTTACATTTTTTGATGCTCGAAAAGGACGATTTGAAGCTTTTTATTGGGAGTGGCAAGCTACTCATCCCGATACTGGAAAGAATATAGGAGGGGATGGAAATACTTATTTAGTAAGATTTGAGGATGATGAATTAAATATGAAACATTTATCTATAGGATATAAACATTTTCAAATAACTCTTGTTGAAGTATTAACATAAAAAAGCTAGGAATTTAATCCTAGCTTACTTAATTACATAGTTAGTATTAATTATTTAATTTTTTAAGTTCTGCATTTATAAATATATTAATTCTTCTATTTAGCTCTATAAATTTTTTACTATTTTCATCCTTCTTTTTTATATTTTGTATAATAAAATCCAATGCTTCTAAACTTTGGTTCATTCTTGCAGCGGGGTGTAATGCGTCTACTGTTTCTTTATTCATCTTGTGTCTCCTTTATTTAACTTATATATTTATTATACAGTATAAAATTCAATTTTACAAGTGTTTTATTAAGAATTATTAAATTTAATTTATAAAGGTAAGATTATGTCTAAAGGGTTATCAACAGGGCAATTAGCTTTAATTCAAGCCGCTGAAGTTAAAACTCGAATATTATTAACAATCACATTTAATAATTATATAGTGGGTATACAACTTGAAGATGGATCTGGAAATTTAGTTCTTGAGACTAAGGATGATTTAGAACTTGAAACGGAAGTAATCGAATTACTTGAGAATGATACTTTAGGATCTCTCACAGTAGCAGATAAATTATATTTAGCCGCTGCTGTAAAAAGAGGTTCAATTGAAAGTCAAATAGAAGGAGGAAAACAAAAAGTTGCAATTACTTTAAGTAATATTGATAAAATTTATAGTAATATTATAGCAGATAAAGGAGATATCTTAACAAATGCCCGATGCAAAATAGAAGAAGTAATATTCATACCTCCCCTTTTAGATGTAATTTATTTAGAGGATGAAAGCGGAAATTTAATTTTAGAAAATGGGGATAATTTCTCCCAAGAAAATAATTCTATTTTTGGAGATAGAGTTAATATATTCGAAGGATTTGTTAATAATGTAACGGTTACTCCAAAAGTATTTAGCTTCGATGTCGAAAGAATACTTGGAGGATATTCAACTCAAAGTCCTAATACCACTTATGATGTAAGTTGTCAATGGGTGTTTAAGGATAGTCGTTGTCAATATTCAGGTAATGAATCTACTTGTGATAAAACACTCACAGCTTGTCAAGCTCGTAACAATTCTAATAGATTTGGTGGATATCCAAGTATTCCTAGAGAATTAGTTATTAGGAGCTAAAAGGCTAGAAATTTAATTTTAGCTTTAGTAATAAGATTTCAGTGGTTATTATTTAATTTTATTAAGTTTTTCAAATTTAAAGGTTATCTCCTTCTTCATATGATATAATTTCAAATTTATTACATATATTAGCATCGTAATGGAATTTCATTATTTTTTTAGCTTCTTTATAAGTTTTACAAACTTTAGATAAATTACAAATATTTTCGCCTTCATAGTGACCTAAAACCATTAACATTTGTAGACTCCTTTTGTTTATCCTATATTTTAAGTATACAGTATAGAATTTAGTTTTACAAGTGTTTTATTAAGAATTATTAAGATGAGTTTTTAAATGAATTTAGATATTTTACATAAACATATAGGAAAATCTAATAAAGAATTAGATTGCTTATTTCCAATTTATTTACTTTATCCTGAATTACCTAAATATGATATAAATCAAGATAAAACTTATGTATATGAATCTATCTTAAAACATTGCAATAAAGTAGATAATTTAAGATTAGGGGATTTAATTCTATTTAAGTTTTTAAATGGATATCATTTTGGAATTTATGCAGGAAAAGGTAATTTTTTCCACTATTTAAGACACGGTAATTTAAGATTAACTAATTTAAGAAGATATATAAAATATATAGAAGGGTACTTTAGAAAATGGTAACTGCAACAATAGCCGTATTAGCAGCTGCTGCTTCATTTGCTGCTGCTGCAATGCCTTATATAATGTTAGGATTATCTATTTACTCAATGGTAGATGGATTAACTAATAAAGGTAAATCTTCTTTGAATAATAGTATGTATGGAGGAACTGGAAGTCCTACTTATGGATTCGGACCTTTACAGACTCAAACTTCAAACTTGTTAGCTCGTCCTATAGTATATGGAAAAGTAAAGTGCGCTGGTAACAAGATATGGCAAAGTGGAGAAAATACTTCTACAGTCAAACAACTTATATTATTTTCAGATGGAGAAATTTATGGTTATGAGGATATTAAATTTAATAATGAAGATTATTCAAGCCTTTCTGGATGTAGTGTAAGCAGATATTATGGAGATGGGGTTCAAGTTATTGATAGCCGAGTAAGTGGAGATACTGAAGAAGATCAAGCAGAAATTGTTGGAGGACTTAAATATGATGCCTATTTAGCTATAACTGCCCAGGCTTCGGATAAAATAACTAATTCAGGTTTTAATGTTACTGCTATAGTAAGTGGGCGTAAAATATTATATTATGATTATTATACCGAAGAAGAAGATCCAAGTTTGCCTTTTAATATCCTTTCAGGAGAAATAATAGATTTAGAAAAGGAAATAACTTTATACAATGGGCGTACTGGTGCCAAATATGTAGAATATTTTTGGAGTCCTGAATTTGAATATACTACAGTATATGGACAGAAATTTGATATTACAAAATTATTTTCAGTGTGGAAGGAGGCTTCCGAATATAGTATTAAAGAATTTATGGTAGTTAACCCTAATGATATAAGCTCTTTAATAGAATTAGGAGAATTTAATCCATCTGAATTAAAATATATTCATGGTGTTAGTATAAGAGAGGACAATTTATATTTAACTGGAGTTGATGCTAGCTATAATAGAAAAATCATTCAATATTCATTATCTAATCCATATGATTTACTTAAAATAAGTCCACTTTTTATTAGAGAAGCTCCTATAAGTTATAGTGCAAGTTTATATATATCTAAAGACAGAGTACATGCATTCGCAATAGAAAATAGTGGGAATAGGACTCTATACCACTACAAAATGACTACTCCAGGAGATATTTCAACATTATATCAATATCAAACAAAAAATTTACCTACTACAGGTAATTCAAATGTAACTTCGAATTTTACATTTAGTGATGATGGTAAAATATTCATATGCACGGATAATAATACAGGAGCTTCTCCTGTATTATCTCAATTTAGTATGGAAACTGGTTGGGATATAGCTAATTGGGTAGAAGATGATTATGCATCGTTTGAGGAATATTTTGACCCAAGTGTTGATGATTTTCAATCTGTAGTATTTAATGATGAAGGTCGTTCTTTTATTCCAGTTATTAATACTAGAACAGCTGAATACGATGAACAACTTCTTCATCAATTTATCACCGGAGCTACAACCTTATCAAGTGTAGGTTATAATAGTAATCCTGCTTGGTGCATTTATGATTTTCTTACTTATTATAATGGAATTAATCTAAGTATTAATGAATTAGATCTGCAAAGTTTTTATGATGCTGCCGCTTATTGTGATGTAGATGTAGAGGGACAAGTAAGATTCTCTCTTAATCTTATTTTAGATACTAAAAAATCAAGACATGATTGGCTTAGTGCTATGTTATTGGTGTGTCGAGGATATTTAGTATATATAGATGGAAAACTTCATCTTAAGATAGATCAAGCTGGAAGTAGTGAACAAAGTTTCACTACCTCAAATATAATTACAGATTCTGAAAAATTATGGACTACTCCTAGAGAAAATAAATATGATATAGTTAAGGTTCAATTTATTGATCCTGATAATGAATGGGCTAGAATTTATGCTGTAGCTGAATTAACTACTTATAATAATGAACAACCTATTATTAAGGAAGTGGAAGCTTTTGGAATCACTAATTTTAAACAAGCCTCTCGTTTAGCTTGGTTTTATCTCAATGAGGCTACTATTACAAATAAATTCATATCTTTCGATACTACTAAAGAAGGATTGGATAGAACAGTAGGAGATTTGATTGATATAACTTTAGATACTTTCGGATATACTTCAAAAATATTTAGAATCACTAGTTTATCTGAAGAAGAAGAGGGTCAAATAAAAATAATAGCTAAAGAATATAATGAGATTTTATATAATGACACCCAAGGTAGTATAACTCCTACATATACCCCTATTGTAGAAGAAGATGATGAAGATTTTGGGCAGGTAAGTGCTGGAAGTGGTAGTTATATTGAAACTATTAATTCTAATATTGTAGAAGAAGCTGGATTAGAAATAACTTCAGTTATCCCATTTGACGGAACTACGCCTCAAATAGGAGAGGGTACTGAAATATTATCATTTCTGTATACTCCAAATAATTCAGAATCTACTATTAAATTTGAATGTGTAGTTCCTTCTATATATACAGATGCCGCTACCACAGTTAGTTTAGCATTATTTAAAGATTCAGTTTGTATAGGAGCTACAAGCATAAATCTTTCACAAACCGGGTCTACGGAAGGATATTCTATAACATTAGATAAAACTATTACATTATCAACTATGGATTTATTTTCATTGTCTTTACGAATAGGAGTAGATAGTGCAGGACCTACTATCATGATAGGGAATAAATTTGGACCTTCTGGAATTCCTTATATAACTATTATAGAAACTAAGTACATTGAAAATCCTGATTATTTATATATAGAAGATCTTTCAGGACGTATAATATTAGAAACAGATAATTTATTAAGATTGGAGTAAAAATATGGCAGATTTAAAAGCTACTCAATTAACCGCTTTAACAAGTGTAGATAAAGATGATCTATTATATATAATAGATGATGTGGTAGGTACCCCTATAAGTAAGAAATCTACTGTTGAGCACGTTCTTCAAGGTACAAATACTTTAGATGCCCTAACTACAGTAGATAAGGCCGATATAATATTAGCTATAGATGATCCAAGTGGAACGCCTACAAGTAAAAAATCTACTGTAGAGGATGTATTACAAGCAACTAATACTCTAGATGTAAATAATACAGTTCTTAAAACAGATAAGATACTTATTATAGATGACCCTGCAGAAACCCCTAAGGCCGAACATACTACTATTCAGAATTTATTTGAGGGGATGGATATTGAAGTAAACGAAGATTTAGATTCTGATACGGATGATGCGTTCTTAACAGGAATTGCCTCAGGAATAGGAATTTTAATTGTCGGAGTTGGAACAGATACTATAGCAGCTACTTATTTAATTGAAGGGAGCACTTTAACTGCAATATCAGCTAATGTCTTATTTTCAACGGTAAAGGATAATGCCGCTACATATAATGTATACTATGAAACTGATCAATATAAGGTCCAAAATAAAGTCGGAGATAACAAAGTAATTAAAGTTAAGTTTATTGGAGTTTAATTTTTTAAAGGAGACATATTATGGTAGATGCTTTAGCTTATCAAACACCGGAAAGTTTTAAAGAAGGGATGGCGGTAAAAGCAAAAACTTTTTTATTAGTTACAAATAATGTAAATATTTTACAAACAAATACTGCAGGATATTCAATTGCTGGGATAATGGTTACAACTTCAGGAGATTTAACATTAATTGATAATAATGATTTAGAACTTCCTGCTATTACAGTAACTGCCGGATTAACAGTATACCCCATTACACCTAAAAAAGTTAAAACAGGGTCTACAGCAGTAATTTACGCTGCTTATGGAGGATAATTCAATGACAATGATAGTTATAGGATGCGGAATAGGATTATCAGAGATATTAGATGAAGTAGATTCTATAGCCCAAAATGGATTTGTAAATAATGAGGATTTATGGGGATTTTACCATATGGGAAATTATGATGGTAATAATAATTTTATTATAAATACTCCATCATTTCCAGATACTATCATAGATCTTAGTGGTAATACTAATAATATAGCACTTAATAATTTTGCCGGTACTATAGATAGTGGAGCAAGGGGGGATAATACTACAGGAAACGAAAGCTGCATAAGATTTGAAGGTACAGATGATTTTGGTCAAATTCCTATAGGAACACTATCTGGATCTACACTTTTTACAGTTCAACTAGGTATTAAACCTGTTGCAACGCCTTCTTGGGCTACTTATTGTGGAAGTGGAGGGTATGCAGTAGGAAGAGGATTTGAATTTTTACAAAATGGAGTTACTAATGATATTGTACATCGTACATGGTCTTCTGGAGGATCAGGGGATACTGCTACTTATTATGGAGGAGATGTAGGAAATAATATTTTTAGTGCAGCTTATACTTTTGACGGATCCAGAGTTACAGAAGAAACTGAATGTTTTGTAGAGGGTGATCCAAAAACTACACTTAATAAACTCATGTCAGGACTTCTATATGATATATTTTTAGGTGTAAGAAATAAAACTACAAAAGATAATTGGTGTAATTTTGATTTACATTGGTTAGCTATATATAAAAAAGTTCTTACAGATGCCGAAATTCAACAAAATGCAAATGCTAATCTTGTGTGGATATAAAAAAGGAGAATAATTTATGGAATGGTTTGATTTAGTACCTTTTCCAATAGCGGCTGGAATTATAATGTATGTAAGGGCTCAAATTCAGACACATGCTAAAAATTGCCCTACAATGACGGTACTTAATATAGTTAAAGATAGGCAAGCAGAAATTGATAAAAAAATTAATAAAATTTTGTTTTATATGATGGAAAATAAATAATCATAATTTTAATCTAAATTTTAAAATGATTTTTATTTCCTATCCAAAGCAGGCTTCGGTCTGCTTTTTTTATTGAAATTAAACTTAATAATTCTTAATAAAACACTTGTAAAATACAGTTTTATAATATATAATTAAAATTATTAATACAAAACTAAAGGAGTTTATATGACCTATACAAAAGAAACTTGGACAGTGGGACAAAAGGTTACAATTTTTAGAAATAATAAACCTTTTATAATTAGACAGGTTTTAAAAATTAATAAAACATCCATAACAGTAGGGAATAAAGAATTTAACTATAATTTTAAATTTGATGGAATTTTAAGATTAACAGACAGATGGAATTTTACGCAAATAAAGTTATATCAAATAGAACACTCAAAGTATATAAAAAAAATAAATACATTAGCTAAACTTAGACAATTTGATTTTTCAGTATTAAAAGATGAAGAACTTTATAAAGTATATGAAATTGTTAAAAAAGCTAATATAAATAAGGAAATAAAAATTGCGAATAATAAGATATAATAATAAATTATTAATAACTTTTGATTATAATCTTAAATTTTTAGAGATCATTCAAAGTTTTCCAAATAGATATTGGCATAAAAAAGTCCTTACCTGGGAGTTGTCTATAGAAGATTTTCAATCTCTTATAAATAAATTAGATGAGAGTGAATATCCTTACGAAATAATAGATAAAACTATTGAATTTAAACCCTTTCATTCCTATGAATTTAAAACTGAACCTATGAGTCACCAACAAGAGGGATTTGAATTTGGATCAATTAACTTAAATTGGTTTTTAGGAGATGAGCAGGGGTTAGGAAAGACTAAACAAGTATTAGACCTAGCTGTAGCTAAAAAAGAAAATTATAGGTATAAACATTGTTTAATAGTTACAGGAGTTCGAAATATAAGAATAAATTGGCTTAGAGAGATTAAAAAGCATACTAAAGAGCCTGCTTGTATTATAGGGGGTAAAAAAGATTCTAATCAATCTAAATTAATACATTTACAACAAATTCCTGAAGAATATTTTTGGATTATTAATGGAGAGGCATTAAGAAATTCAAAAATTTCGGATTTATTAAAAATTTACACTAAGAAAGGAATTATTTCAATATTGTTAGTAGATGAAATTCATAGGCTTAAAAATCCAGTAACTCAACAAGGAAAAGGACTTTTAAAATTAAAAGAATGTAAAGAAAAAATATTATTAAGTGGAACTCCTATTGAGAACAGCCCATTAGATGGATTTATGATTTTAAAATTATTAGGATTTGAGAAAAGAACTTGGACAAATTTTAAAGGATATTACTGTGAATATGGAGGATTCGGAGGATTTCAAGTCTTAGGCTATAATAATATGAAAGAATATAGAAATAGATTTAAATCTATTATGCTTAGGCGTTTAAAAGAAGATGTATTAGATTTACCTGAGAAGATACGAACCACTGAATATTTAAAAATGAACCCTTTACAAAGATTAGTATACGAACAAGTTAGGATTAATATATTAAATAACTTAAATAAAATAAAAAAAAGTAAAAACCCTTTAGTGCATTTATTAAGATTACGTCAGGCTACTTTACATACTGCATTATTATCCTCTGAATATAATGAATCAATTAAATTTGAAAGGGTATTAGATTTAATAGAAAATTCTAATAGTAATAATAGGAAATGTGTAGTGTTTAGTCAGTCACGAGTAATTATTGAATTATTATATAAAGAATTAGCTTTGTATAATCCAGCAATAATCACCGGAGCAGTTAAAAATACGCAACAAGAGATAGATAAGTTTCAGTTAAGTGATAAATGTAGGGTAATATTAGGAACAAGTAAAGCTCTTGGAACTGGATATAATTTAACGGCCGGGACTCATATGATTAGATTAGATAGAGCCTGGACTCCATCTACTTGTAATCAGGAAGAAGATAGATTACATAGAATAGGCACTACACAGACTATTAATATTACCACATTAGTTTGTATAGATACTATAGATGAAAAAATTGAACAATTAATTGAGCGGAAAGGATCAATGTCGGATTACCTAATTGATGGACGTATAATGAAGGATAAAGAAAAATTATTAGATTGGATATTAAGTTAAAAAGGAGAAATTAATATGACAATAATTAAACGAAATAAACAAAACAAAAAAGAATCATTTATTAATTCATTTGAAGGTGAATTAATTAAAGAATCTTCTATTAATTCAAAATTATCGGAGTTAGTTAAAGAATATTATAAACATAATGAAACTAAAAAAGATTTAGATAAATCACTTAAAATTATTAATGCAGAAATTAAGAAATTAATGAAAGGAAATAATTTTGAAGTAGATGATCTTATAGCTACTAAAACTATACAAGAAAGAAAATCTTTAAATGAGGAAAAATTAATAGAATGTCTTAAGGAATCAGAAAAAAAATATAAAATACAAAATAATTGTAGAGAGTGCTCAATTATAAATCGAGTAATTAAAACTAGAGAATATGTAGATACAGATGAATTAGAAACAATAATTCACGAGGAATTAGTAGATCCTAAGGATTTAAAAGAAGCTCAAGAAATTCAAGAAATAGTAGTTTTAAAAGTAACAAAAAAGAATGTTAAGAATCCATTCAAAATTTAATTTTTTATTAATATAAAGGAGAAAATATGAACATAACTAAAATTAAAGTGAATTATGGTATTTCATTTGAAGAGGGTGGTATATGGCACAAACCTGAATTTGGAATAGAAGTAGAATTAGATTTAAAAGAAGATATTCAAGATGTAATAAAAAAATCTTGGATATTAGTTAAAGCGGAATTACAGAAACAATTAGAAGATGACTAAACTTATCTTAATATATCTTAATAAAACACTTTAAATTTTACTAAATATATTATATAATAATAGTTAAACCCTATAAGAGAGTATAATATGGAACAAAAAGATAAGAAAAATGCTAAAGGAATTTGGCTTCCAATTGAAATATATTTAGATAATAATCTAAATTGGACGGAGAGAATTCTATTAATTGAGATAAATAGTTTGGATAAAGATAAAGGATGTTTCGCTTCTAATTCCTATTTTGCTCAATTACTTAATACCTCTGAAACTACAATAAGTATATCTATATCTAAATTAAAGAGATTAGGATATATTATATTAGACTCTTTTGATGGGAGGGCTAGAACCTTAAAAACAGTCTTTAAGTTTCCTAAAAGTCTGCCTTTAAGTTCTCTTAAAAGCTGCCCTAAAGAGAACTTAAAACATAGTAATATATATAATAATATATATATTAATAAGAGTTTAGTTAATAAAAATTTAAATAATAATTTAGATATTAACTTAAATAAATCAATTAGAGAGGAAATTAAAAATTCTACTCAAGAGGTGAAATCACCTAAAGTTAAAAAAGATTTAAAATTTAATATTAGAGAGTATACGAAGAATAAAGAATTAATTAATAGTTTAGATGAATTTATAAAACATTATCATCAGACATTTAATTATAGAATTAGTTATAAAAGTTTTGAATTAAAATTAAAGAAATTAGATGAATTAACTAAAGAGGATGAAAATAAAATTAAAATAGTAAATTTAGCTATTGAAAAGGGATGGAAAAATTTTTATTTAGAATCAAAGTTTGTAAACAATAAGCAAGAAAATTTTCTTCAGAATACTCGTGAAGAGCATGAAAAGAAAAAAGAAGAGGATGAAATATTAGATGTTGAATTTTAATAAAGAAGATTGTTGGTATAGAAATGTATGTAATAAATATAATACTAAAGAATGTTATTCTGGATGTGTTAGACACCTAGAAATGAATTATTTAATACAGAGTAGTAATATTCCCCCAATTTTACAGTATCCTGTTATATTAAAACCCAGTAAATTAGATTTAAAGGTATTTCAACAATTAAGTAGTAAAAAAGATAATATATTTAGTTTTGTAAATGGAGGAAGAGATTTATATATTTATTCTAAAAATAGTGGAAACGGAAAAACTACTTGGGCAGTTAAATTAATGTTAAAATATTTTGATGAAATCTGGTCTGGAAATGGTTTTGAGTGTAAAGGTTTATTTATTCATACACCTAGTTTTTTGCTTAGAATTAAAACCGCTTTTAATAAGGTAGATGTAGAATTAAATAAGTTAATGATACTTTTAAATACCGTTCCTTTAGTGATATGGGATGATATTATTGTTACAGATATTAAGAATTATGATTATTCGGTTTTATTAAGTTTTATAAATATTCGGAATAATTATAATCTTTCTAATATATATACAAGTAATTTAAATGGAGATGAGTTAATGGAAAAATTAGGCGAACGATTATTTAGTAGAATTTATGAAAAATCTCAAAAAATTGAATTTAAAGGAGCAGATAGAAGAGGAGATTTTTACTATGATTAAATTATTAAAAGATAATAGAGTATACTTAGCTATACCATTTAATGAAGATGGATATGAAATTATTAGAGAAGATAAAAGTGAAGATTCTAATTGTGGTTTCATAGGTATAGAAGGATTAGATTATCAAATAAATCAAGCATTATGGGTAAAATTAAGAAGGTAAATAATGATTCAATTTCAAATTTTAAATAAAATTTTATCAGATAAGAGTTTTGATTTAGTAATTATTAATGGACTAACTGAAGATCATTTTAGTAATTATAAAGATGAATTTAATTTCATAAAAAATCATTATGAAGTTTATAAGAATGTACCGGATAAAATTACATTTGTAGATAAATTTGATTACTGGGATATAATAGAATGCACAGAATCGGATCAATATCTATTACAAACACTTCAAGAAGATATTCAATTTAAGGTAGGAGCCGATATAATTAATAATGTAGTTCCAATACTTGAAAAGGATGCTAACGAAGGAACTGAATATCTTATAAAAAGATTACCCGAACTAAATATTAATTTAAGTATTGGAGGAGTGGATTTAACTAAAAGCGCGGAAATAAGGTATAATGCATACTTAGATAATAAAAACTTTACTCAAGATAAATTAATTAAAACAGGATTTCCAGAAATGGATGAAATTTTATATGGATGGTTACCAGGAGAGGATTTAATTACAGTTTTAGGTAGAATTAATGAGGGTAAATCTTGGATAATGACTCAATTAGCGGTAGCCGCTTGGTTACAAGGAAAACGAGTTGCTATGTATAATAGTGAGATGTCATCTAATATTGCTGGATATAGAGTAGATACATTATTATCTAACATTTCTAATACAGCATTATTCACAAAGAATAAAATTATTCACGAAGAGTATAAGAATCATATTGAAGAATTTAAAAAGAAGAATAATTGTTTTTTAGTTGCAACTAAGAAGGAATTAAATGGAAATCTTACTATATCTAAAATTAAAACACTAATAGAGAAGAATAAATTAGATGTGTTCTTTATTGATCAATATTCAGGAATGGTAGATGAAAATGCTACAAAGTGGGAGGATCGAAAAGCTAAATATGCTAGAATAGCTGAGGAATTAATGGATATTAGTATGCAATATAAAATTCCTATCATAGGAGCTGTACAAGCGAATAGGAAATCAATTGAAAATAAGGATAAAGAAGATAGTGTACCCGAATTAGATAATATTAGTGATGCGGATGAAATAGGAGCTTTATCTACTAGAGTTATATCTTTAAGAAATATAGGAGCAGGATTAAAATTTAAGATAATTAAAAATAGGTATGGAAATAAAGGAGATTCTTTTTTATATTATTGGGATATTGATAAGGGTACATTTACACTTATACCGAGTAATTCCAGTTCAGATAAAAAGAAAATAGAAAATAGAAAGAAATATAATGATAAGACTGATGCGTTTTAGAAAGGATAAATTATGAAAGATGAATTTAAGAAAGATAAATTAAAGTGTGGAGCATTACGAAAATTTTGTGTACTTAAATTGGAAGATGTGGATTTTTTAAGTTATATGAAACAAGAGCAATTAGAACATATTTGTAAGATGATAGATTTTAATAGACGTCAGATAAACAAAAAAACAGATAATGAATATTTGGTTATAAATATGGATGAGCCATACGCTGAAAAGGTAAAAGCAATTTTAATTGAAAATAATCACTGGGGTTAATAATGGGATATTTAAGTAAAATTTCAAATACAGATATAAAAATTCTACAAAAGCAGGAATATATTAAAATGTCTATTATAGAAGTTAGTGTTATTAAATATCAGTCGATTGTACCCAGTTATGATAATTTAAGGAAGGGCAAGGAAGATAAACCTAGATATGAACATAGAATAGAGTTTGCAATACAATATCCAAACGGTAAATTAAAAGCTTATAAATTAATTAGAAATAAAGATAAAAAGATGGAAAATTATTATAAAATATATAAAGAGGTTTTAATATATTTAAAAAAAGAGTGTAAAATATTAACAGGTATAAATAAGATAGATATAAAAAGGGATTAAATAATGTTTGGACCAAATACTCATTTTATAAATGTGGCTGTAATTAGTTATTCACATAGGGATAAAGAATTTTTAAATTTATATGAAAAATTTATTAATAATTTTAAGGATGTATTTAAATTACATGATTACGATATTATGCTTATTCCAGGTAGTGGAACGGTGGGAATAGAGGCTTTAATGTTTTCATCTAAATGGGGAATGAATGTATCACCTATTATAGGGAAATTTCATCAAAGATGGTATGAGATGGCTAGGCAATATAATAAGAATAACGATTACTTTTTTAAACTATATTGCCAATTAGAGACGAGTATCTCTAAATATTATGAAGAAGGAGGGTGCATAGTAGATTGTATAAGTTCCTTCCCTTATTATAACATTCCAAAAGATACAAAGGCATTCGTATTAAGTTCTAATAAGCAATTAGGTAGCTATACTGGTATCTCTATAGTAGGGATTAAGAAGGATCATTGGATGCATTTTATAGGCGCAGATACTATGTCTTATTTAAATTTAGCTCGATATAAAAGATATGCAAAATCATCTCAAACTCCTTCAACTTTTCCAAGTCATATATTAGAACACTTAAATTCAAATTTAATTCATTTTAGTACAGATGCATTAAGAGAACGTATAAATAGGATTTCAGATAGAATTGTAGAAGAAGTAGGAGAAGATAATATTATAGGAGAGGGGCGATGTCCAGTAATTACAATCAAGAAATCTGCTATACCTAATGAGATAGCGGCGGAGTATAATTTATATGGATTAAATACAAATTCAGCCTATTATCAAATTTTTACATACTCTTGTTATGAAGTGGACTATAATGAATTCTTAATAAAATTAAGGTGGGTTAGAAAATGAAATGTTCGTATTGTGGGAATCAATTTAAGCAGGTTAAATTTACAGAGATTAAACTTAAATTTATTAGTATGCATTTGTGCAATAGATGTTTTAGAAATATATTTAAGCGTGTATTTAAAACTTCAGATAGATATGTATATTTAAAATTAAAGCAAGAGTTTTGTAAAACATACAAAAAATTATTTAGGATATTAAGATTAATAAGGGATTGAGAGATGAATAAATTTGGAATTAAATTACGAGAGTTAAGATTAAGTAAAGGTTTATCACAGAAGGATATAACGGATTTAACTCAATTACCAAGGCCCGTGATTTCAATGTATGAGACAGGTGCTAGGTATCCTTCAAAAAAGAATTATAAACTATTATGTAGAAGTTTAGAAGTTACAGAAGTAGAGCTTTCTTGGGAGTATAGAACTAAAAAATTATTATTAATTAGACTTAATAAGTTAGAAAAAGAAAATTTTAAATTACAGCAGGTAATTATAAGATGTCCTATGTGTCAAGTTAGAAAAAGATTAGATAGGGTGGATAATGTTACAGGTAGGTAATAAATTTATATTAAATCCTATAGAAGAGATATTAGAGGTATTAAGAATTCAATTACATCAAGCTGGAATTGATAAATTAAATTCCATTAAAGTATCAGGAAATAATATACAAATATCTTGTCCAATTCATAAAGAGGGTAAAGAAAGAAAACCTTCTTGTGGTATAAGTATCGTAGAAAATCCTAAAACTCCGATGGGAACTGTCCATTGCTTTACTTGTAGTTATAGAGCTAATTTTCAAGAATTTGTTAGTAATTGCTTTAATTATAATGATCATGGAAGATTTGGATCTAACTGGTTAATACAGAATTTTATAGTAGGTGTGAATACTCAAAGAACTATAAATAGAGTAGGGAATAGGAAAGAAATTAAATTAAATACTTATATAGAAGAGGAGGAATTAGATTCTTATAGATATATTCATAGCTATATGTATAAGAGAAAGTTAACAGATGAAATTATTGAAAAATTTGATGTGGGTTATGATAAAGAAACTAAATGTTTAACTTTTCCAGTATGGGATAAGGAAGGTAATTGTTTATTTATAGCGAGAAGAAGTGTGAATACTAAATATTTTAAATATCCGGAAAAAGTTAAGAAGCCTTTATATGGACGACATTTTATAACAGATACCATTAAGACTATAATTATATGTGAATCCATAATAAATACATTAACTTGCTGGGTGTATGGGAAACCCTCTATAGCTTTGATAGGATTAGGTAATAAGCAACAAATAAGTGAATTAAGGAGATTAAATGTTAGAAAATATATCTTAGCTTTAGATCCGGATGAAGAGGGTCAGAATGCCGCTATGAGAATAAGAAAGTATTTAAAAGACTCTGGAAAAATTATTAGTGAGTTTAAACTTCCATTAGGATGTGATATTAATGATCTATCTAAAGAGGAATTTTTAAATTTAGAGGAAGTGTATTAAGAAATATTAATTTTTAAGTATAAAAGGATTGTATTTTTTATATAACATATATATAATATAAATATAAATAAAAAAAAATGTCATGTAGTAAATTATTAAAAGGAGCTTAAAAAAAATGTCGAAACTAAAAGGTAAAAAATTTGTTTATGTAGGTACCAGTAGACCTGAATGGGTGGATGAGCAGGTTGAAGTAATTAGGGCAACTCTACAAAGTGTGACCGTGAAGTTTTCAGATGATAGTGAAGCTAAAGTTGCTTTGGCAGCATTTAAAAGAGATTTTGAAGAAGATCTTGCAGAAGAAGAGGATAACCAAGAAGAACAAGAACAAGAAGAAGAAGGACAAGAAGAAGAACAAGAAGAAGAAGAAGATAAACAAGAAGATAAACAAGAAGAAGAAGTTAAGTCGTCTAAGAAAGTTACTAAAAAAGAACCGAAACCTAAAAAAGAATCTAAATCTAAAAAAGAACCGAAACCCAAAAAAGATTACTCTAAAATAAGAGAAGAACTTATAAAATACTGTGAAAAGCAAAAATTTAGCTTAACAGAAAATCAACAATATGTAGGTATAAAGGATGAACAAAATTATGGCGCAATTGTATTAACTAAATTCGGAGCTATTAGGGTAAAAAATATAGCTTTAGAGGGGTCTAGCTATGAAGCAGATAAATGGATTACGGGGACATACGATGCACAATTTTCTATGGATCGAGATATTAAAGAACTTATAGAAATTATTGAATTAGGTATAAAATTTTCTAATAAGTGTGTTGTTAAAACAGTTTCTAATAAGGATAAAACTAAATAGGGGAAAAGGAGGTGTTCGTTATGTTAGGGTTACAATACTTAAAGGACTTAATGGATGTATTGTGTAAAATTTAATACCCTATATAGTATAAAAAGAAATCATGTATATAAAGGGAGTGTTAATAAAATACACTCCCACCCCGTCCCCTTAAGGTAGTTTAAAATAATAAAAAAAGGAGTTATAATGGTAAGAGTTAATAGAGAAGTAGCTAAGGATTATATATCTTCGGGAGTTTATTTTGGATTAAAAAATGATGGAAATAAAGTAGAGGTTAGATTTCCATATAATAGTTTAGATGAACTATTTACTTATGATATAGTACATGATATAGGAGAACCTCAAAAATCTAAATATATAGATTGTTTAAGAGAACCCGAAGATTCTATAGATATGTGTCCATTCTGTGCTGCAGGTATGAATCCTAAAGCTAAATTATTTTTACAAGTATACGATGTGAAAGAAAAAGTTATGAAAATTTGGGATAGAGGAATTACTTTAGAAGCTGGAATGATGAAGGACTTAAGAGATATTAGAAAAGATCCTATAATTGGAGCTATAATTCAAGTAGAAAGATTTGGAGCTAAAGGGGCCTCGGATACTACTTATGCATTTGATGTAATACCTGCGGATGAGGATGGAAAAGTATTAATAGATGATACTACTATGGAAGATCTACCCGATTTCGTAGATATATATGAATTAAATATTGTAACCAAATTAAATAGTGAAGAGATGGAAATATATTTAGAGACAGATCAATTACCTAATAAAGATAATAAAAACAATAAAGAAGAAGTTAAACGAAGATTAAGTAATAGAGGCGAAGATACTAGAGGAGAAAAAACTAAAGCTAATAAGACTGGAGAAGGATCACGCAGAATAAGAAGTAAAAGATTTTAAAAATATTAGAAATCATTTAGAAAGGATTTAATTTTTTGAATTTATTTAGTGGACGTAAAACTAAATCTGATGATAAGAGATTAATAAAGAAAGTTAATTCTCGTAAGAATATTGTAAATACTGATAATTTTAAAATTACAGGGGATACTTTATTAAATAAACTTCGGTCTATTAATGCCATAGTTGCTAAGGAATATGTAGGACAAGAAGATAAATATACAATAATATACACAGAAGATCAATTAATTTTGTATATAGATCGAATAAATAAGATTGGAGAATTTGCTTTAGATACGGAGACCACTTCATTAGATCCAATTACCTGCACTCTGGCTGGTATAGGTATATATGTTGAAGGTTTAAATCCTGCATATATACCTATTAATCATGTGAGTTATGTGACCGGAATTAAAATCAAAGGGCAGTTAGATAGTAATAATATAAGAACTCAATTATTAAGATTAAATGAAGAAGTTAAAATAATTTTCCATAATGCTAAATTTGATATTAGAGTTTTATTAAATCAATTAGATATAAATTTATCTAAATTTTTATGGAGGGATACAATGTTAGCTGCTCCTCTTTTAAATGAAAATGAAGCTAAAGGGTTAAAATATCTTCATAATACTTATTGTAGTGAGGGAGGTAATAATAAACAATATACAGAATTATTTAAAGATGTTCCATTCACGTATATACCAATAGATTCAGCTTATTTTTATGGAGCTAAGGATGCATTATTAACTTATGAATTATATAAATACCAAAGTCAATTCTTAGATTATAATAATCCAATATGCCAAGAATACGGACTTGTAGATATAGCTCATTATTATGAAGATGTAGAAATTCCAGTAGTGTTGGCTTTAATAGAAATGGAAGAAACTGGTATAGAAATTGATAAACAGTATGCAGAGAATTTATTAGAGGAGTTTAAGGAAGAGTTAAAAAAATGTGAGAGTGTATTTTACAATATATGTGAGAAGTACAAGACAGAGATTAAGAGGTATAGATTACAGAAGGGACTTCAATGTAAATTAAATGATCCTATTTTATTATCCAGTCCGGATCAAATATCTATATTATTATATGAAATTATGGAGATAGAACCAATAGATAAACGAGATTCTAAAGGAACTGGAAAAGAGATATTAAATAAATTACTTGAATATGAAGATACAAAGGATATTGCCGAAGCTATCTTAAATTATAGAACTGTAGCTAAATTAATATCTACTTATGTTAAGAAATTACCCAAAGACGTTAAAACTAAGACAGGATGTTTACATACCAGCTTTAATCAGCATATTCCAGTTACAGGTAGATTATCTAGTAGTGGACCCTGCTTACAAAATATTCCAGTTCGGGGTAGATTAGGAAAATTGATACGAAGTATGTTCAAAGCGTTTAAGGACCATTATATGATTTTTGGGGATTATTCTCAGCAAGAACCTTTGTTATTAGCAGATATAAGTGGGGATGATAAATTAAAGCAGATTGCTGGAGAAGATGTTTATGCATTTATGGGTTCATTTACTTTTAGTATACCGTATGAGGAATGTCTTGAAAAATATCTAGATGGAACACTTAATCTTGAAGGTAAGAGACGGCGAGAAGAGATGAAAACAGTTATTTTAGGTATAATGTACGAGAGACAAGCTAATACTATAGCGGATCAACTTAAAATTACTAAGAAAAAGGCTCAAGGTATAATAGATAAGTTCTATAAAACCTTCCCCAAAATTAAGATATTTAGAGATGAAGCCATTCAACATGCTATAGATTATGGATATGTCACAATGTTATTAGGAAGAAAAAGAAGATTACCAGATATGCAATTACCTAAATATTCATTTAAATATATTAGTGAAGGAAGTAATTTCGATCCATTAGCAGGATTAGATGAAGAATTTATAGAAGATTCTTCTAAAGAGGTAGATGAAGATACGATAGATTCTTATTATACTATTTTAAATAAAGCGTGGGGATATAATCAGAGAAGGGCTATCATTGAGAAAGCTAGAGAAGAGGGTATTGAAATTATTGATAATAGTATAAAAATATCAGAAGCAATTAGACAAGTTGTTAATAGTATAATTCAAGGAAGTGCTGGAGTGATGACTAAAAATGCTATGGCAAAATATAAAGCTCATGAAGCGTATCAGCTTTTAGGGCGTAGACCAGATTATTATAAAAAATTAAAACCTTATATAGAAGAAAGTGAAGAGTTGAAAAATAAAGGGGCTAAATTAATATTACAAGTTCATGACGAACTGGCGTTACAAGGTTTAAAGAAATATGCAAAGCGATTTAAGGAAATATTGAAAAATATTATGATTAAGTCAGCTTCTGATTTAATATCTATCCCTATGAAAGTTGATATAGATGTAGTGGAAAGATGGAATGGGGAGAAAATTAATGTTTAATTTATATTTTGCTGGGATTCAGCATAAAAATAGTACTCAATTAATGATTAATCTTAATTGTAATATCCTCTTAAGTTGGATATTAAATAGAAAAGAGATTAATTTATTAGTAGATTTAAAAAGAAATAATAAATATTTAGGTAAATTATTTATAGATAGTGGAGCATTTACAGCACATAGAAAAGATGTTAAAATAGATGTAGATGAATATATTAAATTTATAAATGATAGAGATGATGTATTAGATTTATATGCCCAGATAGATGCGATTCCGGGAAGATTTGGTGAGCCACGAACTCATCAGCATATTTTGGATGCTGAGAGGTTATCTCAAGAGAATTATATATATATGGCGGATAAAGTAAATAGTCCGGAGAAATTATTACCTATATTTCACCAAGATGAATCATTTAATCATTTAAATTGGATGTTAAATTTAAGGGTAAATGATAATTTAATTCCATATATTGGAATAAGTTCGGCTAAGGATAAGGCAATTAATAGAAGATTTAATTGGTATTATGATGTTTATAATCATATTCAGCATAGTAATAATCCACACGTCAATACACATGCATTTGGAACTTCTAGCACTAATCATCTTGTTCAATACCCATTTACAAGTTCGGATGCTACTTCTTGGTTACAAACAGCTGCGAATGGTGGAATAGTTTGTAAGTACGGAGTTATAAAAATTAGTGATCAATCCTTGCAAGATTCGGCTAATATATCAAATTCAATTGGATTGGATATATTTAAAAAACATATAGAAAAAGAGGGGTTTAAATTAGAAGAATTACAGCAGAATTATTGGATGAGAGCTAACTTTAATATTAAATATTTACAAAAATGGGCGGAAAATTATAAGTATGAAGGATTAGCTCAATTTAAAACAAGGAGATTATTTTAAAGATGACTAAAGTATTATTATATAGTGGTGGTATGGATAGCTGGTTAATAGCTCAATTATGGAAACCAGATATAAAATTATATGTGAATATGAGTACTAAGTATTCTCAGGCAGAGATAAACAGATTACCTAAGGATGTAATTATAGAAAAATTAGATTTAGGTGGATTCGAGAGGGAAGATAGTGTAATTCCATTAAGAAATATGTATTTAGCGGCTCTAGGTAGTTATTATGGAGATGAATTATGTTTAGGATTCACAGCTGGAGATAGAATTTTAGATCAATCGGCGCATTTTGGAGTTTTAATGGAGGGTTTATTACATTATTTATATTCTCCTCAATGGTGGAATCCAAAGCAAAGGGAAATAAAGATTAATCTAGATTATAAGAAATATACGAAAGAGGAGTTATTATGTTTGTATTATGAGAATGGAGGTCATTTAGATAAAGCGTTTGAGGAATCTTTTAGTTGTTACAACCCAGATATAAATGGAAATGAATGCTGGGACTGTAAGCCTTGCTTTAGAAAATTTGTGACATTTGCTAGATTTAATAAGATTTTTGATGAGAAGATTAGAGAGAGGAGTATTAATCATATAGAGCATAATATTTTACCCTTAATTAAGTCGAATACGTATGGGAGAGGAAAGAAAGAAGAAGATTTAATAATGAAAGTTTATAATAGGTATAAATAGAAAGGAAATTTTATTATGTACAAGATAAGAAAGACATTTGAAATAGCCGGAGCTCATCAATTAAAATTAGGATATGATAGTCCTTGCTGTAGATTGCATGGGCATAATTGGGTAATAACTGTAGAAATAACTTCTAAAAATTTAGATAGGGACGGTATGATATTAGATTTTAAGGCGTTTAAACAATTATTAACCCAAAGAATTCATGCAAAGTTAGATCATCAAAATTTAAATAAGATATTAAGTATTAATCCAACCGCTGAAAATATATCTAAATTTATATTCGATAATGTGAATTTTGCACTATCTAATGCGTATCCTGAACCGATTCGATGTACCAGAGTTATAGTAAAAGAATCGTTAAATAATGAAGCGGAGTATTCAGAATGAAAATAGTTGAAATATTTGATTCTATTGAAGGTGAGGGTAAGAGAGCTGGAGAATTAGCTACATTTATTAGAACTGCTGGATGCAATTTAAGATGCAGTTATTGTGATACTCCTTATGCTCAATCAATTTGTGCACCATCTAAAGAAATGTCAATAGATGAAATTATAGCTAGAGTAAACTATAATAATGTAACTATAACAGGAGGAGAACCCCTTATTCAAGAGGATATAAAAGCTTTAATAAGCCAATTATGCGAAAAGGGATTTTATGTGAATATAGAAACTAATGGTAGTGTTATTTTAGAAAAGTTTAGGAAAGTAAGGTATAAACGAAGTATATGTAATAATCCGTTCTTCACAATGGATTATAAATGTTATTCTAGTGGTATGAATAAAGAAATGAAGAATGAAAATTTAGCTGATTTAACTCCAAAGGATGTGATTAAATTTGTGGTACAGGATGAGACAGATTTAGCGCAAGCCTACGAGCTAAAAAAAGTAAGGGCTATTAAATATTTAAGTCCTGTATTTGGAGAAATAGAACCAAAAAGAATTGTAAATTTTATGAAAAAATTTGATATGATAGATTTTAAAATACAGTTACAACTGCATAAATATATTTGGAATCCAGAGATGAAAGGAGTATAGAAATGGAAAAAACAATTTCAGATCAATTAATAGAAAATACTATAAAGGATGTATTAAAATTAATAGGTGAGAATCCAGATAGAGAAGGATTATTAGAAACTCCAGAAAGAGTTAGAAGATCTTTTCAAAAGTTATTTGAAGGGTACCTTAAGAAAGCCGAAGATGTTTTAAAAACAGATTTTAAAGAATTTGGAGCATATGATGGAATAGTTATACTTAAAGATATAGATTTTTATTCTACCTGTGAGCATCATATATTACCCTTTTTCGGTAAAGTCCATTTAGGATATATTCCAGATAAGAAAGTGGTGGGTGTTTCGAAGATAGCCAGACTTATTGATATACACGCTAGAAGATTACAAATACAGGAAAGAATGACAGCGGATATAGCAGCCGATTTTAATAGAGTAGTGCAACCTACAGGTATTGGAATTGTTATAGAAGCTCAGCATTTTTGTATGAAAGCTCGAGGAGTAGAGCGGCAAAATAGTATGATGGTTACTTCAACCATGTTAGGTAAATTTAGAGAAGATTTAAATGTTAGGCAAGAGTTTTTACAATTAATAAAGGAGAATTAAAAATGGAAGTTAAAACTAAAATTTTACAAAAAATGTTAGACAAGGTCATGAAAGGAGTAGTAGATAATAAGATAGTTCCAATAACCTCTTTAATCGGTATTGACTTAGAAGATGGAGTTTTAAGCATCACAGCCACAGATAGAATAAATTTTATTAGAGTCCTTGAAGATGAAATTAAAGGAGCGAATTTTAAGGCTACAATTTTGGCTCAACAATTTAATAAATTAATTCAAAGAATTACAGTAGATAATATTTCAATAGTGCTTAAAGATAATTATTTAGAGGTGAAGGCAGGCACAGGTAAATATAAGATAGAATTACCTTTAGAAGGAGAGGATTTAATTGTATATCCAGATATTCCAGATATTAAAGCATCCTCTAAAGGTACATTATCTATGAAAGATGTTAAATCATTATTAGAAACTAATAAGGTATGTCTAGCTAAAAATAATAGTGAATATAGATGGTTAGAAGGTTATCATATATCTAAAGATTGTGCAATTACAGGAGATAGTCGAATAGCCGCTATTAATTCTGTTAAATTATTTGAAACATCTTTTCTACTTTGTAAGGAGTGCGTTGAACTATTAGATGTCATTCAAGAAGACGAGGTATATTATACTAGAGATGGAGATCAATTATTATTTGAATCTAATAATGTTAGTATTTATACTATTGAATTAGAAGATGAGGAGAATTATCCTTATGACAGTATTAAAGATTTTTTTAAGGGTATAGAAAAAAGTAGTTATTGTCAATTACCTAAGGATGAACTATTAAGTGTATTAGATAGAATTTCACTATTTGTAGGGGAATATGATCAAAATGATATTCAACTTAACTTTAGTAAAGGGGGATTAAGTGTAAAAAGTAAGAAAGTTACTGGAGCTGAAATAATTAAATATGTAAAACACCAGAATATTAAAGCGTTTGAATGTGAGATAGATTTAGAATTATTTAAATCTATTGTTTCAGTTCAGCCTAAAGGAGTATTTGATTTATATTTTGGGAATGAGAATTGTTTAAGAATTCTTGGATTAAATACTAAGCATTTAATTGCATTAAGTGAAAATAAAGATAGTTCAGGAGTGGCAATTAAAGTTGATTTAGATGATGAAAATATTCCATTTTAAATAGGAAAGGTGAATAAAAGATGGTTAAAATTATTAGAAAAGATTTAAATAAGTTAATTGGTAACTCAACTAAAGAGTCTTCAATAGAGCAGAAATTTCTAGTTGATTTATGCTTTAGTATTCAAGAGGGAGATTATTGTGATCGAAAAATTAGTAAGACATATAAACCCTCTTCATTAAATTGTATAAGAAATATGTATTATCAAATGATAGGAGAACCTATAGAGAAATCAAAAGAGAGCCCTGAATTAATTGGGATTTGTGAATCTGGGATAGATAGACACGAAAGACTTCAAAAAGCCATTAATCATTTATGCAAGACTTATCATAAAAAGGATAAATATATTTGGATAAGTGTTAGAGATTATATCAAAGAGCATAAATTAGATCAAATTGAGATAGTTAAAGAAAGGGGCTTTGAAACTAAATGTAGACATAAAGGATTAAATTTATCTTTTATGTGCGACGGGATTTTAAAGATAAATGGTATATATTATGTGTTAGAGATAAAGACAGAAACATTGTTTAAGTTTCAGAATAGGAAAGAAATAGATAAAGATCATTTAAATCAAGCTGGTTGCTATGCTTTAGCCTTTGAGATAGATAGAGTTTTATTTTTATACGAGAATCGTGATAATTGTAGTAAGAAATTATTTAGACATAGAGTTTTACATTCTGATAAAGAAAAAGTAAAAAATAAAATATTAAAATGTGATGGGCATGTGAAAGAAGTAAGCGTGCCCCCTAAAGAAAAATATAAAGGATGTCAATATTGTAGGTATAGAAAAAATTGTGGAAAGGATAGATGAAATTAAAATGGAAATTACAGTTATAATAATACTTTTATGCCTTGTAAGCATGTTAGGTGTATATGTTGTATTATATGTTAAGGAGTTTCGTAAGAATTTAAAATTAAACAGACAAATTAAACAGCAGAAATATAATAATGAACGAATAATATTTAAATTAGATAATTTTATAGAGTATTTAAGTGATAAACAGATTAGTGAATTATTGGGTTCAATAAGAGTTATAGATAAATTAAATAGTATTAAAAGTGCAGTTAGTATGAAAGTATTTAAATAAAGGATAGAAAATGACAATAGGGAAAGAATTTGAAAATAAGGTAAAACAGATATTAATAGATACTTCTGGAGTATCTATAGATAGATTACCAGATCAAGTTTCTGGGTTTCGTGGATCTACTAATATTTGTGATTTTATGGTATTTAAATATCCTTATTTACATTATTTAGAATGTAAGAGTATAAAGAAGGATTATTTCCCTTTAAGTAATATCAGTGAAATTCAATTTGAGGGTATGCTAGAGAAAAGTAAAATATTTGAAGTTAGGGGAGGAGTATTAATATGGTTCGTAGATTATAAAAAATTATATTATGCAGATATAAGAGTTATAGATAAATTAAAATTAGAAGGGGAAAAGAGTATAAAATTTAAAACTATACATAATTATGATGTAACTGAAATAAAATGTATAGGTAGAGGTTTATATCCAAAATTTAATGGAGAGCAATTTATGGTAGATATGAGGTATAGAAAATGAGTAAGGATAGTAATTTAGCTGGAAAATTATCTAATGAGAGCTCTAAAAAACTGCTAAATAGGGTGGACGATAATTATATTATTATAGAAGAGATAGTGAATAGAGTAATAAAGCCTTATTGCTCAGAATTAGACAATTTAATGGAGGACTGGAGAAGAATTATTAGAGATAGTGCAAACCCACCTTTGGATGAGGAACTGCATGAAGCCATTATAGAACTTCCTACAATTTTATACTTTGCTAGTGAAGGGGTGGAAAAGTTAGGTATTAAGGAAGATATTGCTACTGCTATAAGAAATGAATTATATAATAAGACTCATCTCGTCGCGGGAGGAACAGTAGCTGTTAAAGAATCTCAGGCAGAATTAGCTTCACAAGAAGAGTTTATAGTTCAATCTGCTTATAAGCGAGCTTATAAAATTATGAAATTAAAATTAGAGGCTGGATATGAATTACTAAATTCAACTAAAAAAGTTATTGGGGCTAGATGTACCTTAATGGAATTAACTAAAGTAGATGCTGGACGAAGTAAGAATAGATAAGTAAAGGAGATAAAATGAAAAAAAATGAAAGATTAGAGATATTTAAATTAGAATTAAGTTTTATTAAGGATGCAGATGTAAGAAAATTCACAGAATTATGTCTAAGTCAATTACCAGATTATTTTTTTCAAGTTCCTGCTAGTTCAACAGGAAAGTATCATCCAAAATTTTCTTTAGGTGATGGAGGTCTTGTAAGACATACACAATGCGCAGTAAGATTGGCTAATGAATTACTTAATATAGATATGTTTATCCCCTTAGTTTCCGACAGATCTTATATAATAGCTTCTCTTATTTTACATGATGGACTTAAACACGGAAATCCAATGAAACCTTATACTACACATGAACATCCTATAGAAGTCAGTGAGTTTATAATGAATTTAGCTAAAACTAAAGATGAAAAATCTATTGCAATTATGCTAGGAGAATTAATAAAATCTCATATGGGACAATGGACTACTAATAAGAGAAGTAAAGTAGTTTTACCTAAACCTACAAATAAAAGACAAAATTTAGTTCATTTATGTGATTTAATAGTATCAAGAAAATTATGGGATGACTTTTATCCTAATATACAGAGAGGTGTATAATGACTATAAATAATAGAATTTTAGAATTAAAAAATGAATTAAATCAGTGTCCAAATATAGGAAAACTTATTGATATATTAGAAGGAACGGAATTATAAATTATGAGTATAGATGATATTATAAATAAAGTAAGTAAAAAACATAAATCTAATCTAATACGTCGTGGAATGGAGTATACAGAAATGTCGCGTATTAATTTTAGTAGCCCTCGAGCTAATTGGATGTTATATGGAGGAATACCTAGAGGAAGAATGATAGAATTTGCTGGTCCTTATGCTAGCGGAAAAACTACTACAGCTTTAGATATAATATTTAATGCTCAAACAATATTTAAAGAAGAATCTAATCAGCAAATATTATTTGTAGATGTAGAAAATACTTTAGATTATAACTGGGCTCAAACTTTAGGAGTAGATACGGATAGTATTTTATACTTTAGACCTGAATATCAATCAGCGGAAGAAATATTACAAATAACCCGAGAATTTGCAGAAACAGGAGAATTTGGTTTAATAGTTTTAGATAGTATACCCGCTTTAGTTACAAAAGCTAAATTAGATAAATCTATAGATGAGAAGACATTCTGTGGTATAGCTGGACCATTTACAGATTTTGTAACGGTATTACAAAGAAGTATTTCTAAATATAATACAACTTTTATTGGACTAAATCATATAAAACCTGTTATAGGGTCTCTTTATCCAGCTTTTAGTTATAAAGGAGGAGAAGCTTGGAAATATTATGCTTCAGTTAGATTACTATTTAAAAAGGGAAAATTATTAGATGAAAAGGGTAATGAGACGGCTAATTCAAGTGAAACCGCATTTGGACATAAGGTTAATATACATCTAAATAAATCTAAGATATGTTCTCCAGATAGATTATTAACTTTTTATACATTAGATTATAAAGAAGGAATTGATGTTATAAGTGATACTATTGATATCGGGTTGTTAACTAAGCATATAACAAGAAGAGATTCTTGGTATTATTTTAATGATAAGAAGTTTCAAGGTAGACGAAATTTAAAAGAATATTTCCAGGATAAGTTTGAATTATTTACAGTATTAAAAGATGAAATTACAGGATTAATAGTGAAATGAGCTTATTTACTAAAAATACAACTAATCAAACTTCTAAAAAAGATTTAAAAATTTTAGAGCTTATAAGGAGAAGGCGCCTTCAGATATTAGTTCATAGTTGTATTTATTATAGGTTTAATAGTTCTTTAATAGATGACGCTACTTTTGATAAGTTTGCTAAAGAATTAGTAAGTCTTCAAAAAAAATATCCAAAGTATGCTAAGAAAGTTAGATATTCAGAAGCTTTTGAAGGTTTTGAAGGTAGTACAGGATATAGACTTCCAATGGGGGATATAAATATAGTATCAAAGGCTGAACAATTATTACGATATGCAAATAATAAGGAATTTGTTAATAATGTATGAATTAGATATTTTAAAGATAACGCAAGTTACAATACAATTTATGGTATATAGTTTTGGGTTTGCTATATTTATTATTTTAGGGGTTAAATTGTCTCTATGGATATGCGAAATTATTGAGAATTTTGTTATAGGCTTAAAGGGTATGATTATAGAATGGTATGAAGATAAGGATTAGATATATGAATACTAAAAAATATAGTAACAAACAAGAAAAAGATATAGCTAAGAAATTTAATGGAAATAAGCAATTTAACAGTGGTGCAACTCCATTTCATAAAGGAGATGTTATATCTAATGATTTTTTATTTGAATGTAAAACATCAATAACGAATAAAAAATCATACTCAATTAAACAAGAAGATTTAGAAAAATTAAAAAAAGAGAAATTCTCTATGGGGAGGTTATATGAAGCTCTTGTTTTTAATTTTGGACCAGAAACTGAAAATTATTATGTAATAACAGAACAAACTATATTAGATTTTATAGAATTATTAAAAGAGGAATAAAGGAGATAGTTATTTATGAATTTTATTAAATATCAAAAAGATGTGAAACGAACAATGAATTCTGACCCTAAATATACAGAACTTGAGCTTACTGGTAATTTCAGCTTGGGTATAATGGAGGAACTTGGTGAATTTTGTGGAGCTTTAAAGAAATTCTTATATCACGAGCATAAATTTAATAGAGAAAAATTAATTGAAGAGGCTGGAGATTTTCTGTGGTATTTTACAGCAATGCTTGAAAAATATGGTTTAACGCTTGAGGAAGTGGCTAAATATAATGTGAAAAAATTAAGAAAACGATATCCTAATGGGTTTGACACGGAAAGAAGTAAAAATAGAAATACATCATTTGAAGAATAAAGGAGATAAAAATGTCAAAATTATCATTAGCACTAAAATATAGACCAAAAAATTTCAATGAAGTTGTAGGTCAGGATAATCAAATACAGATATTGCAATATCAAATTAAAACAGATACAACTAAAAATGCTTATTTATTCGTAGGTCCGGCTGGAACGGGTAAGACTACTTGCGCTAGAATATTTGCAAACGAATTAAATGAAGGGAAGGGTAGTCCTATAGAAGTAGATGCGGCTAGAAATAATGGAGTAGATGATGTAAGAAATATAATAGATAATTCAAGTTTTAGATCTATTGATAGTAAATATAAGGTGTATATTATAGATGAATGTCATATGTTTTCTATTGGAGCGTGGAATGCGATGCTAAAACTTTTAGAAGAATCCCCTGAGTTAACTGTATTTATATTATGCACCACAGATCCACGAAAAATTCCAGCAACTATATTAAGTAGAGTGCAAAGATATGATTTTAGAAAGATTTTGTATAAGGTTGTAGTAGATAGATTAAAATATATTATTGCAAATGAGGATACAGATGATAAAGATAATAAAATAATAGTTAGTGAGGAGGCTATTGAATACATAGCTAGATTAGCTGAAGGAGGGATGAGAGATGCTATATCTATGTTAGACAAGTGCTTAAGTTTAGATATTAATTTAGATATAAAGAAGGTGGTTAAAGCTTTAGGTATTTCAAATTATGATAATATGTTTGATTTATTAGGCGCCTTAAATAGAAAAGATAAAAAAGCTTTAATAGAGATAATAGAAGATTTGGATAATATTGGAATAGATTTAAAGCAATTTGTAAAACAATTTTATATATTTTTAATAGATATGAATAAATATTATGAATTAGAAGATTTTATATGGGTTAAAATTCCTCCCACTTTTAAAGAAGATATAGAAGGATTTGAAGCCAACTTTTGCATAGAGTTAATGGAAGAATTTATGCAGTTTTATAATCAAATTAAATGGGAGGATAATATTAAGCAGTTATTAATAGGAAAGGGGTTATTATTATGCAAATCATAGGACAAAAGGATTTATTTAATGAGGTAAATAGATGGATAGAGAAGGATAATATACCTAGATTTATATTACTTTCTGGATCTAAATATTCAGGTAAAACATATTTGGCAAAAGAAATCGCTAAACTAATATCTAAAGAAATAATAGAAGTAGATCATAAAGCAGACACTATAAGAGATATGATTAATACAGCGTATACGATATCAGATAAAGTTATATATATAGTAGATAATGCTCAATTAATGTCAGAGAGTGCTAAAAATGCTTTATTAAAAGTAACTGAAGAGCCACCTAGAAAAGCTTATATAGTTTTAGTAGTAGAGGATTTTAAATATATTCCAGATACTTTAATAAGTCGGGCTAATGTTTTACAAATTAAAAAATACAGTAAGGATGAAATTCAGAATTATATTAAAGGTTTAGATGTGTTTAAGTCTTCAGATTTGGATATGTTATTAGATATTTGTGTAAGCCCAGCAGAAGTTAATTATTTTTTAGATAATAATTTAAAGAGTTTTTATGATTTAGTTAATACTATTGTATTAAAATTAGATATATTATCTGGAGTTGAGGCATTTAAATTAAGTAAAAAGATTAAATTAAAGAAGGATGAAGTTGGGTTTGATTTAAGATTTGTAATGAATAAGGTAAAAACATTAACCTTAAAATATGAATTAGAGGATAGTTTACCTTCAGGTTTTGGATATTTATTAACCGCAATTACAAATAAAGGAATAAAAGATTTAGATATAACAGGTATAAACCAAATATCTGTATTTGATAAGTGGATATTAGATATAAAAAATATAGAAATTTAAAGAAGGATTTAAGAATGAATTTAGCAGAATTAAAGCAAAAATTAATAAATAATAATTTAGATTCATTATATATATTTTTTGGAGAAGAAATTGGAATAATGGATAAATATATAGAAAGTATTAAGAAAAAATCTAATAAGCATATAATAAGAATAGAGTCTTTGAAAGAATTATTATTAAAATTAAATATGAAATCTCTATTAAATTCTGAAAATATATATATATTAAAAGAAGATAAAAATCTACTTAAAAATGAGGAATTGATAAATAAATTACAGGATTTAATATTAAAATCCTCAGGTGCGCATATTGTTATTTTAGTTTATTCTAAATTAGATAAGCGTGGAAAGTTCTATAGGAAAACTAAGGATTTTAGTATAGAATTTGAAAAATTAAATACAAATCAATTGATAAATTATGTTTTGAAGGAATTAGGGCTAAGACGTGAATATTCAGAGGAATTAATTGAATATTGTGATAATAATTATAATAGATTAATGTTTGAAATAGATAAATTAAAATGTTTAGCTAAGGCGTATAAAATTAAAAATGAAGAAGCTTTTTTAGAAGGAATGAAAAGTGGATTAATTTCTAAAAGTCCTAAATCATTAATCTTTAATTTCATAGATGCAGTATTAAAGCGGGATATGGAATTAAGTTTTAAATTATTTCAAGACTTAAAAAATTTAAAAACAAGTGAGATGTTAATCTTAAGTTTATTATATACTAATTTTCGTAATGTTTTATTAATACAAGGAAGTGAAAAACCTACTCAGGAATTTACAGGACTTACAAACTCTCAAATATATATGATAAAAGAAAAGGTAGGTTATTATTATATAGAGGAGCTGATTAAAATTTTAGGAATAATTCAAAAAGTAGAATCCGGGATTAAGACGGGTAAAATAGATTCTGAGATTGCTATCGAATATAGTTTATTAAAGATAATAAGAGAAGAGGATAAAAATGGAGATAATTAATGTTTGAGAGGTGCAGAAGATGTAATAGAGTATTAAAAAATCCTATTTATCGAAATTTAGGATATGGAAAGGTTTGCTTTAATAAATTAAATAAAATTAAAAAACCTATCTTATTTAGTATAAGAAAAGGAGTTAAAAATGAAAGAGTGTAAAATTAAAATTTTAAAAGGCTTAGATAATATAAAGCAAAGTTATGAAGATCCTGCTTGTTTTGATATATTAGCTAATCTAGATATTCCTTATGTAATACCGCCAAAGAGTAGGCTCGTAATTCCCACAGGAATTTACACTAAAATAGAATTCGGGTATTATGTAGAAATATTAAGTAAGAGTGGATTAAGTATTAAATATGGAATTGAGAAAGGAGCAGGTGTTATAGATAGTGATTATATAGGAGAATGGAAAGTTATATTGTATAATCATGGAGATGTTTTTATGACGGTATTAGATAAAACTAAAATTGCTCAGGCTACTATAAGAGAAAAAATTAAGCCTATATTTATTCAAGTAAATGAATTAGAGAAAACTAAACGAGGAAATAAAGGATTTGGAAGTAGTGGACAATAGATTAGAGGATTAAATTATGAATTTGGAAAATAATAATATACCCATTATGTATTTAAAATCTCAATCATATAATGTAGATTTTGTAAATTTAATGGAGCAGCTATATACACGTTATGGAAAGACTTTATTTGATCTTAGCGGTATTGGATGGCAGCTTGATTTTAATAAAATGTCTAAAGAGTTTTTTACGGATAAATCAATAGATAGTAGTGTAGATTCTAATGCTAATGCTATAGATGAATCAGTTATAGCCCACAGAATTGAAGTAACTAAACCAGCTCAACTTTTAAATTCTTATTATAGATTATGGAAGGAATTAAAGAAATTAAGTAGTTTAGAGTTAGCTAATCATATAATCACAGATCAATTAACCGGACGGATATATGTAAATGATCTTGTAGGATTTTCTAGTTCGATGCCCTATTGTTTTAATTATTCTGCTTATGATACAGCTTTGATGGGAATTCCTCCTATATTAGATGGAAGAGGTGGAAGTAAACCTCCTAAACATTTAGAAGCATTTTTAGGACAAATATTATTGTTCTCTTTAATAGCTGGAAATTCTACTTTAGGTGCTACAGGATTAGCAGATTTATTAATTGTGGCATCTATTTATATGGATAAGATATTGCAGACTGGTATGGATACTAAGGTTAAACTAATAGAAGATGAAGATAATTATTGGCAATATTTTGAATCAAAATTCACAAGATTTATTTATGAGTTGAATCAACCTTATAGAGGTTCTCAAAGTTTATTTACTAATATTTCAGTTTATGATGATAATTTTTTAGATGAGATGATAGATAATTATAAATTAATAATAGATGATAAAGAATATAAAGCTAAGAAACATATAGTTAAGAAAGTTCAAGAAATTTATTTAAAAATAATGGAGGAGGAATTAAAGAGAAAACCTCTAACATTTCCAATCCCTTCAGCTTGTTTTAGTATAGATGATGAAAATAATATATTAGATAATCGATTTTTAGATGTAATAGCTAAATTTAATTTAAAGTTTGGATTTATTAATATATATGCTGGAAAGAGTAGCACTTTATCTTCTTGCTGTAGATTAAGGAGTGACACTACTAATGAATATTTCAATAGTTTTGGAGCGGGTAAAACTAAGATAGGTTCTTTAGGAGTATGCACCGGAAATTTACCTCAATTAGTTAAGAAAAGCCGAGTGATAACTTTATTAGATAATGATGTACCATTTAAGGATTTAGAGGCAAAATCTCAAGATACATTTTTAGTTGAATTAAAGCAGCTTGTTAAAGATTGTCAAGAGGTTAATAGAGCTAAAAGAAATATTATTGAACGAACTATAAATAATGGAAATCATCCTTTGTATTCTTTAGGGTATATGAGTTTAAAGCATCAATATTCTACCTTTGGTATTGTAGGTCTATATGAGGCTTTAGAGCTCTTAGGATTGGATATACTAACTACTAAAGGTCAAACTTATGTATTAAGTATGTTAAGGGTTATTAATAACGTTAATAAAGAGCTTGAGGGGATGTATAAAGTTCCGCATAATTGTGAGCAAATACCTGCGGAAAATACTGCAATTAAATTAGCTCAAAAAGATAAATATTTAGGATATAATAATGAATATGAATTATACTCTAATCAATTCGTTCCTCTAACAAAAAATATAGATATGTTAGATAGAATTAAAATACAAGGATTATTGGATAAGTATTTCTCTGGAGGATCTATATGTCATATAAATATGGATCAAGAAATCACAGAAATAGATAAGATGAAAAAATTAATAAAACATAGTATTAAGAAGGGTGTAATATATTCAGCAATTAATTATGTAATACAGGAATGTGAGAAAGGACACTTTACTGTGGGTAATGTAAATGAATGCAATATATGTGGAAGTAAAATAGTGGAAAAATTTACGAGAGTAGTAGGATTTTTAACTAAAATTAGTAAATGGAATAAGGTAAGAAAGAATTATGAATTTAAAAATCGACAATTTTATAAGGAGTTGAAATGAGAATTACGAAATTAGATTATTCAATTGAAACTCTCTCTTTAGATATATATATATCAGGATGTAAAGAGCCTCATTGTGAAGGATGCCATAATCCAGAATTATGGGACTTTAGTGTAGGAGAATTATATACTCAGGATTATTGTGATAATATAATTAAAAAAATTAAAGAACATCCTTTATTAATCGATAGAATTTTAATTATGGGTGGTGAACCCTTAGATCAGGATAATATAAAGTTAAGGCATTTATTAAGAAGTCTTAGCTTAAATACAGAGCCGGATATTTATTTATTTACAAGATACGAATTAAAGGATATCCAGCCAAATATAAGTATCTACACAGATTTTATAAAATGTAGTAAATACAGTATAAAAGAAAAAACAGATAATAATATTCAATTTAGAATTAAATTAGCAAGTATGAACCAGACTATATATAGAAAAGGAGTTGACTATTGAGTTATAAATATAATAATACTTTATTAAAAGGTGCATTCGAGGAAAGAACTAATAAATATATTAGATATCTTGAACATATGATTGCTAAATTAAGTAGAGAAAAGACAGAATCTAAAATGGAATTAATTAATTTAAAATTAAAATTAAGGAGTTTAAGTAATGGTTAAATTAATATGTTTATTAGGAGTTATAGGAAGCGGTAAAACATATAGAGCAGAAAAATTAGTTAAAGAGGAAGGATTTATTCATATTAATTTTGCGGATGAACTTAGAGAAATATCTTGGGAGATTTTAAAATGGAGACCCAAAAATGAGCAAGAATATGAGGACTTTAAGAATGGTTTAATATATATTTCTTCAATGGATGGTCGTGTAAATGGAAGGCAATTCCTTCAAAATTTAGGTATGAGTATAAGAAAGAGATATCCTAATTTTTTTACTGAGTGTTGGAGGGCTAAAGCTATTCATATACTGGAAACAGATACAAGCGTAGTATGTTCAGATTTGAGGTTTATTAATGAATTAGAGTATGTATTAGATATACAATGTTCAAATATAAATTATTGTAGTTTAAATAAGGAATTTATTTTTTGTGATTATAGAAGTAATAGATATAAAGCTAATGATAACCATGAATCGGAAAGATTAGCTCAAGGAATTTTAATCGATGGATATAAAGATGGGGATAGATTATATTATAATTATTTTAAAAACTATAAGAAAGAAAGGAGATTAAATAAAATGGCAAGAGTATTGATTAGTTTACCTGAGGTGTTATTAAAAAAGATTGATGAAATAGTTAAAAAGGATTATGGAATTAGATCTGAATTTATTAGACAAGCATGTCGAGAATTTATCGCGAGATATAAGAAAGAGAGTTAGAAAGAGGTAATAAGTGATCTTAAGGTACAAAGTTAATGAAAGTACGGTCGAAGCGGCATGGTTAAAAACTATTTATGATTTAATTGATGAGTTAAATTGTAAGTGTGATACTTTTCTTGAAGAAACACATAATGTCTCTTTTAAAATATATTGTAGAACCAGAATTATAGAAATTAGTGGATCTGATACAATAGTTAGTTATTTGTGGTTAAGAATGGTAAGATATGAATATCAAATTAATAAAATGAGAGCATTAATAGTGGATAAAGGAGTATAAAATGAGGATAATTAAGCCTAATATTGAAATATTGACTGTAATAGATAGAGAACAAATTTTAAAGCATATTGAAAGATGTGGAAGAGTTTGTTATAAGTCGGAAGATAAAATAACGGAAAATTCAGCTTCTAAATTCGTAACAGGGATAATTAAAAGAGGACATGAGTCAGTTATTGAACATTACTCTATAACTGTTAGGGTTATATGCGATAGAGGAGTATCCCACGAAATAGTAAGACATCGAATAGCAAGTTACAGTCAAGAATCAACGCGTTATTGTAATTATTCTCAAGATAAATTTGGAAATGAATTAACTTTTATAAGACCTTCTAATTTAAGTACTCAAGAATATATAGCTTGGACCATAGCTATAGAGACTTGTGAAGATCAATACCTTAAATTAATTAATTTAGGTACTTCTCCTCAAATTGCTAGATCTGTTCTTCCTAATTCTTTAAAAACTGAAATTGTAATGACTATGAATTTACGTGAATGGAGGCATTTCTTTAAATTAAGATGTGCAGAAGCAGCTCATCCACAAATGAGAGAAATAGCTAATATAATTCGTAAAGAGTTTTTTATAGTATTACCCGAAATATTTAATAAAAATTGATAAAAGGAGTGAATTATAATTAAAGTGCGCATATATGGAATATACGAAATAGAAGGATGTAAAGACAAATTTGGTTTAGTTACCCAAATAGAAGGTGATTTTAAAACCAATCGTTTAATTACAGGTTTATTATTTTATGAAGATACTAATGAAATGGACTGCATGTTTACCATGAGGGAAAATTATATTACTAAAGATATTGACTATTCTTATACACCTAACACGCATGTTTTAAAATTATATAAAAAGGAGATATAGATGGAAATTAAATTAGATTTAGAAAGCGCATTTGTGCCTGTAATTATTAGGTTGGAATCACAGGCAGAGGTATATCAGTTAAAGCATTGCCTAAACCATTATAAACCTAATGCTGGTAATCAGGAGCGTCCTGTAGAGGAATTTAGACAAAATTTTATCATGAAGTTGAAAAAATTTTAATAATATAACAAATTAAGGGTTGTTTTATTTATGTTAATACTGTATAATAAATATAATACCTCTAATAACAGTATTCGCGTTTTTACAAGTAAGTCGATATTGCGAGGGAGGATAAATATTGGGGATTAGATGTAGCCATAAAAGACGAATATATAAAATTGAAAAATTATATCCTACAAAGGAATTCGAGGAGCGATTAGTTTTTCAAAGTAAGTGTGAATATTGCGATGAATATGTATTAAAATTAGTTTTTTATAGAGAAGATGATAGTAAGTGGACTCAAAAATATATTAAGGATAAAGCTAAAGAAAAATATTTAGCTCTAAAGCCTGAGATAATGTGTATCTATAATGCTGATTTACATCCTGAATTAGATATAGGTGTAAATTATTTTGATGGAGCTAATTATACAGTAAGGAAATTACATAATTCAGCAATAGTTGAACATTATATATCACCAGATATGATATATAATATTCAACTTATGCTAATGATAAAATTAATAAGTAAGAAATTTAAACAAGCTAAACAATTTATTGAAATAGCTTATTTAGTTCTATTTTTAAAGTTTCAATAGTATTTAAAGCATTTTCATATAATGTTTTGTAATTAACCGTAGATTTAGAGAGTTCTATTTGGTATCTAATCCAAGCAGAACCACCTAATGTACTAAATAATTTTCTTTGATCTTTAAATATGTTAATAGTTACTTGGACTGTTTCTTTTAATTTAGGTCTACCGATTTTATTATTTTCCATTAATTAACTCCTTAATTTATTAAGTAATTCAGTAAATTCAGGACTTTTGTGCAATCCTAATCTTGAGGCTTCTTTAGCTACAAGAGCACAAAGTAGCATATCTTTAGTGGTTTGAGAATGTATAATAGCTTCTTCATTTATTATATCTCTACATTGATCAATTAAATTATTTAATTTCATCCATATACTCCTTTATTAATTTATTGTATAAATAGACTACAAATTTTAGATGATTTTCGGAAGAACTTGAGATAGTTATATTTAGCTTAGTATATTCTGTATATGTTCGATCTATTATAGTACATTTATTATCTAATATAATTGCTGTAAATTCCGCTATAAGAGGGCTAGGAACACTAAAAAATGTTTTATCTTTATTAAGCATTGTCGATATACATCTACAATTAAAATCTTGCATATTTTTATGCTCCTTAACTATAATTTTCTTGTAGAGCTTCATAACTCATTTGATTAGCGTGTTTATTATAGTGTTGAATTTTTTCTTCAAGATTTATCATTTGAGATTGTTGTTTTAAAGTGTAAGTATAAGATCCTAATATAAGAGAATCTTTAAATTCAGGATGTTCAATTTTCCAATCTTTATCTAGTTTCCTTAATTTACTTAATTTAGATCTCATTGAAGAAATTTTCATTTGGGTTCCTTTATTTAAATTATACTTTAATTATATATTATAAAACTATATTTTACAAGTGTTTTATTAAGATTTATTAAGATGAGTTTTAAAAAATTCGCGAGGAATAGAATTGAACTTAAAGTTTATAGATAGATTTAAAAAATTATTGCTATGTATATTAGGATTACATAAATGGATTTTAGTATATTCTAATAAGTATAAAGAATCTAGATATTGTGTTAATTGTAAGATTATTGAATCTAGTATGTACGATATGGCTTATGGGGGTACTTATTGGACTAGAGGAAATTTATGGATAAATAAGATAAAAAATTTCGTGGATGAAATAGAAAGGATATTGTTAATATAATGGCATCAAATACTAAACTAACATATACATTAATAACAAAGTTTGTAAATCTAATCAAGAAAGGTATCAATAAGAAAGAAGCTTGTAAAGCCTGTGGTATAAGTGAATTTATCTTTTATGAGTGGTTAAAGGATGCTAAACTGATAGAATCCTATCTAGAAAAGGGTAATAAGTTAGAAGAGTATCTTGAAATAGATGTTTCAGGTTCTATAGTAATAGTTAATTATAGTAAAAGAAAGCATAAATTATATAAGTTAATCACTAATGCAGAAGCTGAATATATAGGTAAAGTGTATAAGGTAGTGGATGATTCGGCTTTA